AATACACAGAAAGGAGAAGGCAATGGGCTGGCGTGATACTCATGTAGACGTTAATGATATGCTTGGTAAGACCTTCTCTAAGGTTACGTCCAACATAGACACTGTAACTTTTGAAAACGATGAAGTATGTTATGTGCTTTATCATGATCAAGATTGTTGCGAATCAGTGGTGGTTGAGGATATCACCGGTGATCTTGAAGACCTCGCAGGTTGGCCATTGCTAATCGCTCGTGAAGATCACAATGCGGATGGACCAAAATTGGATGAAGAATCCTATACGTGGACCTTCTACAACTTCGCAACCTTCAAGGGGTATGTGACTATTCGGTTCCTCGGAACTTCAAATGGTTATTACAGCGAAAGTGTATATTGTAAGAAAGAAACTTTGAAAAAGTAAAAAAACGGTTGACAAGCAACGAGAAGTATAGTATATCTAGTATATCAAGTGACGAGAAGCTCCGAGTGGTCTTTCGTATATTGCTAGTTATTGCTAAGTGGACTAGCTTCTCGTTGCTTGAAGACAACTTAGACGGGTGCTGTTCAGTTTGGACTATACCTGCAGGATAGTTATTTGGGTAGACTACGTGTGCTACTAAGATACGGGCAGTATCCTTCTAAATTGTTTTATCAATAAGCAGTACCGTCTGCTGAACCAATGCCTGAAGGAGATTAAGTTCTCCCCGTAGTCGTTGAAAACAAAACGGACAGTTTATATGGACGATTAGCTCAGTTGGCAGAGCGCGGGACTCTTAATCCCTAGGCCCCCGGTTCGAGCCCGGGATCGTCTACCAATTAACGGGGAAGGGCATGGTGCGTGACAGCATTATACCTGCCAGTATAAAGCAGCCGTGGCAGCGGTGTTGACTAGGGTTCAAGTCCCTACTTTCCCCCTAAAGTTTTGTGGCAAGATATCTTTACAGTAACGCTGGTCTCTGTAAGTCCACTAGACCTCGGTAAGTCTTGAAACTACCGACCAATAATTGGAGGATAATATGCCAGCTATGACATTAGCTAAGTCAGGCAAGCGTTATACTCATGAAGAATGGATCAGTTTGGATCCTTATGAAAAAGACCTTCTTCTGAGTAGACAAGGACCTGCCTACACAGATGAAGCGTGGACAAATCACTTTGGCAAACGAAAGTTCAAACGATGAAAGTTAAAATGTACTGCATCTTCGCTAAAGAAAGCGTTGCAAAGATGAACGGTATTCGTGGTAAGATGTGTACTCAAGCAGGTCATGCTTATCTACATGCTTATTGGGATTCTTTGAATCCTGAGAAGTGCTTTATAGATCAAGTACGAGCATATATGAATAGCGACCGTGCTTACAAGATTACTCTTATCGTAGATACTGTTGACGAGCTTAAGGCTCTCCAGGAAAAGTATAAGAACATCTGCGGCACGAGTCTTGTAACTGATGCTGGATTCACTGTGTTCAATGAACCAACTACGACTTGTCTTGGTCTTGGCCCTATCAGTGAAGACAAGATCGGTGACGATTTGAAAGCGTTGAAGACTTTTACGTAATATGGCAGTATAGCTCAGTTGGTCAGAGCGTCCGGCTCATATCCGGAAGGTCGCAGGTTCGGATCCTGCTACTGCTACCAAAGTTTACCCAAAATGATTGATTATCATATTGGTTTATAGTATAAGTAATGAAACACAAAGGAAAGAAGAATGCAAGTTTCGCTACGTAAGGCAAACGCAATTCAGGTTGCAATCAACGAAGCTCTTAAGGGCATTGAATTCAAGGCTGAAATCAGCATCAATGAATTCCAGAAGCCAGAAGAAGTGATCGCTACTGCGTCAACGACCTTCTTTGAAAATATCAACCGTCGTAATGCACTGCTCCGTAGTCTCTATGAGATTCGCAAGGCAACTGCATCTGCTAACGCAGCTAACGACATTGATGGTCGCCTCGCTGATCTTGCTTTTCTAGAAAAGGAAGTAACTTTCTTCGCTGCTCATAGCAAGGCTAAGGAACGTTTGGACGGTGAAGTCATTCGTGGCAAGCTCGTGAAGATTGCCAACCGCACGGAAGATAGCTACTATGCTAAGGCAGAAGTAGAAACTTCTATCTTTACCCAGAATGACATCAAGACCCTTAATCGTCTTGCTGTCAAGGCAAAGAAGGAAAAGCAGAAGTTGCAGGATGAGTTGCTTGAACTTAATGTTCGCACGACCATTGAATTGTCCGACGAGACAGTTGCAACACTGACTAATGAGGATATCCTCTAACAGTTTGGTAGCATCTTCGGATGTTACCGGGGAGAGAAAGAGAGATTAGGGTAGACACCCTGGTATCGGATGATACTTTACAGCTCGGCGCTCGAAACGCTTATAATAGCATGAACCAGGCTTTATTCAGATTTGTGAATTGCTTGCTTGGGTATACGCTATTTTTGCAGCTTGTTTAGTGTTTAGTGTTTATAGATTGACCCGTGGGGGTTGATCGCTGCATATTGTTTTGTCTATCACTTACTCTTCCTCTTCCAAACTTTTTTCGTAAATAGGCAAAAAAGTTCTTGACATTGGCCTGATATCTTGTTATAAGAGTATATCAAGAGCGAAGAAAGGAATTTCAAATGTCTACTCAACTCAAGGGTGTCGAAGGTCTTACTGGCGACGTTTCTATGGTTAGCTACTATGGTGGCGTTGACAATGGTAACTGCGTTCAACTGACTTTCAAGAAGCCGGAGTCTGAGCGCGACAAGCCTGACTTTGGTTGGTGGTATCTGCAACTGACTAAGGCTCAGGCGCGCGAACTGGCAGTAGCACTGTTTCAGTACGCAGATGGGACCCGCGAAGAAGCTGAATAAAAACTTTTAAAAAAGTAAAAAAGTTCTTGACAACGGTTACGAACTTTGATATACTGATTACATCAAGACAGTAAACTGTCTTAGCTCTTTGAAAATTGAATATAAGAATTGGGGGCATAGCCTCATTAGGGTAGCAGGGAGTAATCTCTGTCAAAGCAAGGTTTCCTATAAACTTGCGCTTGTAGCAATACAAGTCCATCTATGCAAGCCTGAACTAGCCGAAAGGCCCGTCCGTAGAAAGGCGGTAGGTAGTAAGTCAGGTATAGCGTCCCGAAAGGGATAGTCTACAGAGCCAAATCGGTGAGTAGATAAGAGGGTTGGCGCTCTCACGATGTACAGCCAAACTGACGAATATCGAAGGTTAACAGGTAGTTATCGAGTCTGACCCGCAAGGAAAGGCAAGATAGCAATACAAGCGAAGAAGGAGGACACTTGCTCCGGATCCGTGAAGTATGGTTGAGTAGCCCGCAAGGCAAAAGACATGAGGTGTGTTGTATTCTGTATCTAACAAGGTATGGAGCAACTGGAGCAGCACATCTTGGTAGGTTACCAGTTTTTGCCCAAACTTTTAATTTTGATCGCAAATCAAACAAAACGCAAAGACTGCTACGGTATCATGTGAAAGGTGCTTAATACCTGACGCGAAAGTGAATTGGGTTCATGGAGGCTCGCAAGGCTGAAGTGATTGATTGGATTGAAGACGTAGGTTCTTAGCGGAACCGAATAGCTCGCAAGGCTAGCGGAAGATTGATAGTCGAATAGCATGATATGACGAGTCAAACGCCAGACTCTAAAAAAGGCAGCACTGAGAGATACTAGATGACCGTCAAAGGCTCTAGTGGATAACGGGTTAACGATCCTCGCAAGGGACTCGGTACGGCTCAAAGGCTCTCACTAGAAGCAGTAATCTCATGCTTCACAAAGAAATAGGACTAAATAATATTAGACTATTTTGATGAACACATTAAGGAGTCGTAAGTTTGCGACATTAAATAAGTTACTGATATGCTTTCCTTGTTGAAAGACTGAAACTTTAGTGTGTTCTTCAAAATAGTTTAATGCGTCGGTGGCAGAGTATTCATGCACTTGCCTGCAAAGTAAGGGGACGTTGGTGAGAATCCAACCTGACGCTCCAAAGTTTAATATCGTGGGGTAGAGGAGTCTGGTCGTCCTCGCTGGTCTCATAAGCCGGAAATCGTCGGTTCAAATCCGACCCCCGCAACTTAGGGTCTCGGTAAGATAGAAAAAGCAATTGTGTAAGACTTTCTCTATTTTTCCGAGAACATATAAATAGTATTATGTTTTACACTGTATATAAAATAACAAATTTGATAAATGGTAAAACCTACATAGGGAAACATGAAACATCTAATTTAGATGATGGTTACATGGGTTCAGGAAAGGTATTACTTGCTGCCAAGAAAAAATACGGAATTGAGAACTTTTCTAAAGAGATTTTGTTTGTGTTTGACACTGAACATGAAATGAATGCAAAAGAAAAGGAATTGGTTAACGAAGAATACTGTAGTAGAGACGATACATATAACCTTAATTTGGGCGGAACAGGTGGTTTCGGTTATATAAATAAGAACAAGCTATATGGATTTTCGAATCCTGACGTAGCGAGAAAAGGTCGTGAATCTGCAAATCGTAAGATGGAAGAGAAACACGGCGCTGATTGGTTCACTGAGCTACAGAAAGCAGCACAAACCGGACGGCAAGCATCGCATAGAAAAAAATGGAATGTTGACATGGAGTATACAAATCGTATGCGCGAATCAACTAAAGCCGGAATCGCAGCGATGAACACTGAACAAGTAAGGTTAAAAAAGAAAGAGATTTACGCTAAGATAGGACATTCACAGGGTGAGAAAAACTCACAATATGGCACTATGTGGATTACTAATGGCATTGAAAATAAAAAGATTCTAGTCTCAGATACTATTCCGGACGGATGGATGAAGGGTAGAATAATAAATAAGAAATAATGCGGGTATGGTATAGGGGTTGTGCCTTAGCCTTCCAAGCTAAAGAGACCGGTTCGAACCCGGTTACCCGCTCCAAATTTAGATAACTTGCATACTTGAGAAATCAAGCGAACAAATAGGCTAAATCATATGGGCGCTATGTAAGTCATACACTACGAACTGCTGTCAAAGACGTTAAATGCCCGACCCGGGCTGTTGCAGGACTAGTATTTCTAATGATATAAGGAACTACGATGAAGAAACTACTTATTCTTTTTGCTGCTGTATTTGCATCAACGCCTGCTATGGCAGACACTGTTCAGGGAACAATAGGCGGCAACATCCTAAATTCTGATAACACTGTGATTGCAGGTTCATTTGATTATGAACACAAGAACACAGATAGCAGATGGCAGCGTTATTTGAACCTAGATTATGCGTATAACGACACTAAGGGAATGCTACTAAAGAACGAATTTGATTCGTTTGCTAAGGTAGATTATAATCTAGACTCGCATAACTATCTGCAAGCATCAGGCCGCTATGAACACAATGAGCTTGGAGTTTATAAGGATAAGGTTGTCATTGGTGTAGGTAATGGATACCGCCTGATTCACAACGATATTGCAAAGTTGAGTTTTGAAACATCTGCAGGCATCACCGAAGCAAAGGGACTCAATGAATTTGTAGTTCGTGAAAGCATTTGGGCCAGTTACAAGTTTACATCAAAGACTCACATTGACGAGAAGTTTCTGATCGAACATGGTAAGAGCCATGATTACATTCGCAACAAGGCTTCACTGGTTCTAGACATAACTGATCATGTCAACGTGAGTGTAACAAACATTTACACTGATGATTATACTATCAGTAAGCAGACAACTTTTAACATCGGTTACAAGTTCTAAGATAAATATTTTTAACGCGGGTACAACTTATGAATGTATATTATCATAAGAAGTTAAAAGAGTTTTACATAGGTAAACATCTGACGGGTGCATATGCACATTTCAGATGTAAGTATAAAAATCTGCCGGGAATGTCTCCCAGAGATTTTGAAGTTTTAACGCGGATGTAGCTCAGTGGTAGAGCTTCTCGTTGCCAACGAGAAGGTCGTGGGTTCGAATCCCATCATCCGCTCCAGAATCAATAAGCCGCCGACAGAAATGTTGGCGGTTTTTTTGTGGTTTCCTTTTTGATTGACTAAACCTTGCATATATAGTATAAGCAAGAATGGCTGAAAAAACTGAATTTGATAAAATTGCTGAAACGTGGGACGAACGTAAGCAAAGAGAACTCACTCCAGAAATCATCACAGGCGATACTGTTATCGAACACACAGTTGAGCTTTGTGATAGATGTAAGGGGTTTGGTTTCATAGAAAGAGAAGAACTCGTTGACTATCACAAACGAGATTATGCTACTTTTCGTGAAAAGTGCAAGACATGCGAGGGTGATGGTAGAATTATTCTCATTAGAGAATATCTAACTTTCAACCACAATAAAAACCGTCATGATAGACGAATTCCTTATCTTTCCGGAAAGAAAAACATCGATCCGCATTTTCACGATACACGTTGGTTTCGCATGAGACCTGACAAACGTGACCTGCAATTAGAAGCAAAGTATCCTGATTTGGCTGCAATGTCATATGACAAGTATGACGATCTTGCTGAAAAATATCGCCTAATAGAGGCTTTAACAAAAGAGGAAATACATGAATCCTGATAAAGTTAGACATCACCTTAACGAGCTAAAAAACAAGCACCATCGGGTGCAGCAAGAAATCAACACATTGGTTCACACTAGACAGCCCGACGAAAAGGTCGTTGAGTTGAAAAAAGAAAAGCTGAGACTAAAAGATGAAATTACCCTTCATGAAGAAAAACTTAAAAATAACTCTTGAGTTCGCCAAGCTTGACGATCTTCTTATTTCTCTCAAAGAAATAAGTGATAGATGGGTCATTGGCATCTGGACTATCACCAAAGCTATTGCATCGCTTTTCGGTTTGGTAGCGTTGATGTCAGGCATCGTAGTAAGCACTGCTTGGTTCGTAGATGAATATGGTGCTGGGACATTTTTGCTAGTGCTTCTTTTGACCTCGTTCACGGTCGCTGTACTCGGTAATGTTTCAATAAAAAGTGACGATTAAATCTTGACACTCTACCGCCTTTGATGTAGAGCGTCTTCTACATTGAAAGGAAATAGAAATGGGAAATCGTTTTGTAATCAGTGACACACACTTTGGTCACACCAACAGTTGGGAAAAGTTCAAGCTGCCCAACGGCGAGCCTCTTCGCCCGTTCACTTCCACTGAGGAAATGGACGAAACGATGGTAGAGCGTTGGAACGCTAAGGTTGGCCCTAATGACACCGTTTATCATCTGGGCGATGTGGTGATCAATCGCAAGTCTTTGCATCATGTCAAGCGTCTGAACGGTAAGAAGCGTCTTATTCTTGGCAATCACGATATCTTTAAGAATCAGGATTACCGTGATGTTGGCTTTGATACTCTGTATGGCGTTCGGGTGTTTGTGGATCAGTTCATTCTGAGCCATATTCCGCTGCACCCTGATTGTGTGTCTGGTCGATTCCGTGTCAATGTGCATGGGCACCTTCATGCGAATGAGGTGCAGTGGCGTCCACTAAATGCCATGAATACGCTGGCGCGTGAACCTGATCCCCGCTACCTTTGTGTCTCGGTTGAACACACCAACTATGAGCCTCTGTCTTTCGAGGAAGTCGAAACTCGTATTCAGAAGCGTTGGGAAGAAACTGGATATCAACCTGCTAAGGGTGATGGCTGGGGTAATGGTCACGGACCTGGCTAAAAAGAGGTTGACACGGGGTAATCCCTCTGTTATTCTATACGCATGAAACAGAAGGAACAGAATATGAAAAAGGGCACGATGCTTGCTAACATGCTGCATATCGCTACTACCGCTCATCACGGCCAGTTCGATAAGGGCGGAGCGCCTTATATTCTGCACCCCTTGAAGGTGATGCATTATACCAAGAGCAATGATGAAGAGATTCAATGCATTGCTCTTGGTCATGATGTAGTTGAAGACACCAACATTACGTATCAGGACCTTCGTGAACAGGGAATGTCTGAACGTGTCATCGAAGGTATTCGGGCACTCACTAAGATTCCCGGTCAGACCTACGATGAATACAAGCAGGTTGTGTTTTCCAATCGTGATGCAATGATCGTCAAGATGGCTGATCTTCGGCACAATACTGATATTCGTCGCCTCAAGGGTATCACTGAAAAGGACCTCGCTCGTATGGCGAAGTATCAGATGTTCTATCTCGAACTGAAAGAGCGGTTGGAGGCATGAATGGGTGATGATTATTGGGATATTGGTGAACTTCATCAAACATATAAAAAGATAGTAAGTCTCATCCGCACAAATAATTGGATTGATTTTGATGAATCCAAATGGTTAGAATGTGATGTAAAGGAAAAAGAAGTGACTTGGGTTAATCAGGAAGAACGTGATAAGGCAATCAAGGTTGCAGAAGCTACACTTAATGCACTTGAGAAGGGTCATACCATTGAGCAACTGATCAAGCGTAATACTTCTGTTCGTGTTTTCTACAACGACATGAAGACCCGCGAAGAGAAGGCTGCTAAGGCTGCTATTCTCGAAGCTGCTCGTAAGCAGAAAGCCGAAGAAGCGAAGGCTGCTAAGGAAGCAGCAAAAGCTGAAATCATGTCCAGACTGACTCCGGAAGAACTGGAAGCATTTGGACTGAACAAGGTTTCTAAGAGTAAGAAGCGGTGACTAAGGAAGATGCAGAGTGGATTGTTCGGCAGATCATTTCTGTGGTAGAGCATTCTCGTGATCGTGAAGACGGCATCGAGTTTGCAACGAACATTTTTCTTGGTGCGCTTATTAGCGAAGTTGAACGGAGTAAAGTAAATGCGTGACGAAGATGGTGAAACCATTATCTCTCAGGAAGTCTATGACGAAATCCTAAAGGGAACTGATAAGCGGGGATCATACTATGTCAAGAGCGAACGTCTAGCCAAAAAGGCTATGGTTGAACTTGTCAAGTCTGGTTATGCAACGTTCTTCTTCCTTCGTGACGAAGAAGCCCGTGATTGGTGGGGTGATTTGGTCAAGACTGCTACAGCTAAGGTCGAAGAACGCAGGCAGAAGATGGCAGAGTATGAAATCAAGATGCGTGTTTGGAATCGCCTAAGTGCAACTGAACGCCGTACTCTTGGTATTCGTAAGCCGGGTAAGCCACGATGACCAAAGTGAAGAAGGAACAGGTGATTCCCGAGCATCGTGATATACTTGGGAACTTACTGGCTGTGGGTGACTATGTTGCCTATCCAGAATCGAATGCTCTTAGGGTTGGGACAATTGAAAAACTCAACCCTAAGATGCTTCGGATCAAGGGATTGTCCAGATGGGCTGTGCAAAAATACCCACATGATGCAGTGAAGTTGGATGGTCCAACTCTAACTGCATATCTACTGAAACGATAGGAATATACTATGACTACATACACTGTTATCCTTGAGCAGGACTCGGAGACCGGAGATGTCGTTCTTCCTCTGAGCAATGAAATCCTCGAATATATCGGAGTGAAGGAAGGTGATATGGTAAACTTCACCGACAACCAAAATGGTACCTTTAGCATCACTAAGGCTACTGAGGATATCACTCAACCAATGGAAGACTGGGATTCTATTCAGTGGGAATGTTTCAAAAACTGGATCATCAACTCGCTCTATAACACCAAGGTCACAATCACCTTCACCAAGAAGGACGGAACTGAACGTGTAATGGAATGCACGTTGAAGCCAAGTCTCCTTCCTAAGAAAGAAATCAAGGAAGATAAGGCTCCTCGTAAGCAATCTGAACATACCATTGCGGTGTATGATCTAGAGGCAAAAGCGTGGAGAAGCTTCACTCTAAAGTCGGTGAAGAGTGTATCATTTGCGATGAAGTGAGTTAAACACACAAAATAGAAGTATTTTTAAGAGGGAGTACCCACTTAAATACTATGTCAGTTGAAAAACTGTCATAAAATGAAGGCGTTGCTTTCAAGTTAACTGGAAATATTTCAGTTAGTTGCTGCGCGATAGATTGGCAAGGATGTATACAAAGCCGTATATATACGGCTTTTTCCTTTCTACATATCGGCGGAAGTGCTACTTTAGCAGATTACCTAGTGCTGAATGATTCATCATACAGCGACATACTAGGAGAATCGTGGAGCGGCCCAATTAAGGAAATACAATGTACAGTTCACAACAACGTTTGATGAACGAGTCTTGGAAAGTTTTATTTGCCGTACTTTCCATAGTTTTTATCTGGCAATACCTAGAGTTGCAACCAAAGCTTGAGTCTTTAATAATTAGACCAACCACTGCAACAACAATACAGCAGCCAACTCAGCCGGCAGCACCTAAGATCGCGCCGGTACTAACAAAAGAACAACAACTACATAACGCATATAAACATGCAAAGTTTTTGGCTGTAGTAGAAACCCCAGAAAAGGTCCGACACAATAAGACCGACCTATTCTGTCTTGCAAAAAACATATTCCACGAAGCAGGCAATCAGTCTGCAAAGGGCAAAATGGCTGTTGCCGAAGTAACAGTCAATCGCATGAAGGATCCGAGATTTTCCGGAAACGTGTGTAGTGTCGTCTTTGCAGCAAATCAATTCTCATGGGCAAACAATAGACACCTAAGATGGAGTCACCCTTCAGGAGAACAGTGGAATGAAAGTATGCGAATCGCGCAACAAGTTTTAGATGAAGGAAAAAGAATCAAAGGCATGGAGAACGTTTTGTTCTATCATGCTGACTACGTTCATCCGCATTGGAAACATGTTACTCGTCTCGCACAAATCGGTGCTCATATTTTTTATGTGAGAAACGCATAATTTGGATAAATCCATTTGACTTCCCTTCGTTTCAAGTCTATAAATAACATTATAGTTTGAAGCGAAGGGATTTCCTTTATGTTCTTTTCTTGTGGCCCAGCCGACAATAACACTATTGCTTTGGTTACTTTTGCGGTGAAAGACATTCTGCTTGAAAGTGATGCTGAGGGCAAGATGCCCTTTGCAAGCGCAATGGTCTCGCTCACTAAGGATGGCGAGTTCGAGCATATGGATCATCTGGAATCGTACAATAACATTCCGGACGCCTATAATGGTCACTTGGCATTGAAGAAAAAATTCAACTTTGTTTGATTTTTTGGTTGACAGCCTAATGTTTTGGGCATATTAATCACTCATCAAAACGAACAAAGGGAATTCTAAAATGTCTGTCACTTTTATCAATCCCGAAACTCTTGACGAGGAAAACGGCAAGTTTGTCAAGTACGCTGGCCCCTTCAAGGTGCGCGTCAAGTCGGCTACTGGTAAGGTCTATGTGATCGATATCGATGATATGTGGACCCGGTAATTTCTGGTTGACACTGATTACCCATTCTGTTACAAAAATTCATAGCAAGGAGACACACAATGACTCAAGAAGATTGCGATCTTGCCAACTCAACCACTGAACTTGTGGATAAGATTGTGCAAGGAGTTGACGTCGAAGACCTCGAAACACAATATGATCGAATGGCTACTTATATCCTTTGGTTGGTCACTAATTTTGGTGATGATGAAGCATTGATTATTCTCAAACGTGCCAAGAAACTGGTCAAAACAGGTATGTCCATTAAAAAACACGCAGACTGATGACCAAGGAAACAGAAGATGTCTACAGAACTAAAGGGCGTTGATATTGACGATTTCTGGGCCGCGTGATTACGAGGTAATGCACATACCGGGTTGATAGCTCCACCCGTGTTGATTTCTATCACACCAGTATTTTATCGTCACTCCCGTGACTCGGTATTGTTTTGCAGCACAAGCCTTGGTTTTATAGATTGTTCCGTCTGGTCCAACTACACGCTTCCTGATTTTATGAGCGTTACCGCGTTCAATATGTTTGAGTTCGTTCCATGTGCAGTTTAACTCACGGCAAGCGTTTTTAACAGATGAATACTTGATGCCATTGACTGTTACTTCTTTCGTGCACCAGGCATTTTCTCTTCCTTTTTGTGCCAAAGACATTTTTACTAATGTTTCATTTGATCTTTTCGCACCGGAGGCGCCATCACCACCATCGGTCTTGTTTCTTAATATTCCAGCTCCTAAGTCCTTACGTCCATACCATCTTATATACCATCGCTCCATAGCAAGCGACCACAGTTCAGTGAGACCGGAGATAGCTATGATGATTCGTTCGGTATTCGGGGGCGGATAAATCTCACCTCTTCCTTTGTTCCAGGCTCGGTTACCGGATCCTTTACCGACATAATAAGGTGTTCCGTCATTCCTAAGATATAAGTAGACGTAGAAACCTTCCGGCGGGTTATTATTTGAGTAAATAGTCATTGCTGATGTTCCTTTACAACATTAGAGTGAGTAGGGATTGCAGTCCCGTGACTCACACTTATTTATCTTTTTTCACAAAATGGCTATTTTTCAGTTGACATGGGTACCCGTTTTTGATACAACTAATATATCAAGAGAGCAGTTGTTAGGAGATGTTAAATGGCTTATATGTCGCAGCAGCACAAGCAGGAACTGGCACCCGCGATCAAGGCTATCTGCAAGAAGTACGGTATCAAGGGTACGCTTGCTGTTCGTCATCACTCTACTCTCGTTCTCAACATCAAGTCGGGCAAGATCGACTTCGCCAAGGATTCTACTTCCGGCGAATATCACTATCAGGTCAACACTTACTGGGCACACGAACACTACACCGGTAAGGCCAAGAAGTTTCTCGCAGAAGTCATTGCTGCGATGAAGGGTCCGGAATTTTATGATCATTCGGATGCTATGATTGATTACTTCTGTGTCAGTCATTATATTGACATCAATCTGGGCAATTGGAATAAGCCCTACATCGTTACTAAGTAAGAAAGGAAAGTAAAATGAATAAGTATTGGTTTTTTGTTAAGGATTCTCGCGGAAACATGATCAAGATCATTGTTGAGGCACCGAATCCGTTCATCGCAACTGAGCAGGTCCGCGCTACTTGGGGCCGCGAAAATATGATTTCCGAATGTGGTGCTAAGGTTCCGTAAAAAAGGGCTTGACTTTTTAGTCCGTTTTTGCTAGATTAAGACTGTGCAATAACGCACGTAACTTATCTCTCTTAGGAGAAAATATGACTACTCAGACTTTCAAGGTCGTGGGCATTACAGTCCACAATGGAAATGCCAAAGTACGTTTTACTGATGACATGGTTCGTCGTATCAAGCAGTTCACTAAGGGCGGCGCCACTCGCACCGACTTCATTGAACTTCCCACTGAAATGAATAAGATTGACGCTCTCAAGTATATGCTGACTTGCCCGGAGTTTCAATCACCTGATGATCAGGCAACGATCAGCGATGCACTTGAGGACAAGATCAAGGAGTCGGCTAAGGGCAATGTGAAGGTCAAGCCTTCTATCTCTCTCGACGCAATCAAGGCTCGCCCTCGTATCACTACGGTCGATGATATTTTGGATGCTGTAAATGGCTAAGGCTCCGATTATCAAAGTTGCTGACAAGCTGACTAAGGTCAACGATCACCTTACTGTCTACTTCTATGACAATGCGTATCTTGTAGAAGTTGGTGGCCGGGACGCCACTGATGAATGGGGTACTGTTAAGCTGGTGTGCAACACCCTAGAAGATGTTTTGGTTCTACTTAAAGAAGTAGACGAACTTCCACGTGATTGAGTAAAGGCCCCTTCGGGGGCCTTTACGCTGGGTCATTGACAGACATGATGACCCAAAAATCACTTGACATCGATGTGTTTTGAATGACTTGGTATGGCATAAAGAAATAGCCTCCGGCTCCCCAATTTGGACCCCAAGAATTTCTGGCAATAAATCGTTGTGTTGCGTTGTTATAGCCTACCAGCAACACGCAGTGGCCACCTAGTAATTTCTCTTTGGATACATTAGGATATGGCATCATTCCGGTGTTAGCCACCGTTGAACTTTCGAAGCTGTTATAAACATCGAAACCGATCACGACCGGATAGCCTAGAGACAATGCAGTAATACATGCGCTAAAGTTGGGCACAGATTCGTAACGAATCACCTTTCTTTTAGCTGCGTCAGTGAGTGCTACTGATGCGGGTTGCGTTGCAAATTTAGAAATGTTATATGGCCAAAGCGATTCGAGAGGGGCACCATACGTGTATGTAACTTTGATCCCGTCACGAATATATGCGCCACTGTCTTGTCTAACCGTGTTTTCAAAGACTCTTTCATAGTAGTATATAAAGAGTCTACTGACTTGAGTTGCTTTGCTGTTGTAGCGTCTATCCATATACTCAATGCATCCTGCAATAGCATTGCCGGTACAGGAACCTAGATTACCTTGATCATCAATAGGAGAACACCACTGCCTCAAATCAACTGAGTTAGGGGTAGAGGAAGGGGCCGGCGCAGAAAAAATGAAATCTCTAGAATCTACTGGTTCTCTGGACCAATGATATTTTGGGAGCGTTGGTTTAATTTGATTCGGAGTAACCGTTGCCTGAGATCCATGTTGCAATCCTGGATCTTGGGCTGTGTCCACTACTGGAGGTTTAATAAGCATATGTATTAGCCTATGCGCCAGTTTGTGCCATCGCTATAAACTGGAACAATGTTCGATCCACCTGCACCAACTACTGCTCCGAAATTTCCAACAGCAACCAAGTTAGCATTGTTAACAAATGCTCTCTGTCCCGCAGTAGTGGCAGATGGTAAATTTGCAACTGCGACCGGTATAGTGATTGATATTGATGAAGATATTACCTTTGCACCAATTATATTTCCACCTCCGGTTAAGTTTATTTTACTTCCGGGACGAGAAAGTTCAAACGCATTGTTAGAGTCGCTTATTCTACCAAAAATGTTTCCAGTATAAAAACCATTAGTACCAAAGATTATGTCTCTGGTAGTACCTGTGTTGCCGGTAGCTAAAATCAAATTTCCTCCCCCAACAGCAGGTGCTTGACCTGGTAAATATCCTTGAACAATTACGTAACCATCGCCAGCGCCGGTCATGGTATAATCAGGGTCACTGAAAAATGAACTAGTAAAGCCCATATCGACCCACCCGGCATCATCGTTTCCGTGATGTCCATATGCTGCCCAGTCAGCAGAACCAATATCAGATACATTGGTGATTGCAGCTTGTACGTAGGCGGTACCGCTATCGCTGATGACAAGAGTGGAACTAACGAAATTCAATGTATTGGCACCTGGGCCTACAGCAAGTGAAGTCCCTCCCACTACCGCGTTGCTTGGAGTATAAAGTGTACCATCATTGGCAAACGTGAAAGTAAAGGTGTTAGCAGTATTACCCGAAGTCACTACTACATTGCCGTATATATTGTTGAGTTGAGCAGGTACAGTAGTGTTTCCGTTTGTCGGAATAATCAGCGCAGAAGTTGCACCATGCGATAAATCTGCGTTTTCTACAGTCATGCCGTTAAGGTCATAGATTGCGTCCCCGGTGAATCTGATGTTACCGGTGCTTGCATTGCCACCGACACCATATGGACTACCATTTGCATAGTTGATTGAACTTGAATTTGTAGGTAATGTTAAGTTTCCATTTTGTTCGAAAATCCATTGATATCCGTTATTGCTGGTATCGGAATAAATTTGAACGTTAGTGTTGGAATATACTTGTACTTCAGCATTTTTGACTAGGTAAATGCCGGTATTGTCATTTACGTAGTCAGAGCTAAGGCCTATTGAATTGGCGTCCCAGTTGATGATCCCAGTAGTACCTGATCCTACGATAATATTGCCGGGAACATTCAGTACATTACTTGTACTGTTAAATGTAAATCCAGCATGTCCACCGAAGTTACCTGAATTGTTATACTGAACTTGGGTGTTTGATCCTCCTACTTCACCGTTTCCGCTTCCTCCGCCCATTGCCCAGGTCAAATTTCCAGAACCATCGGTTTGAAGAAAATATCCGTTATAACCGCCTGGAATGTTCAATGTGCTTACGTCTACGATACGAAGACCAGTTAGATTGCCAACTGAAGTGATGTTTGGTTGGGCCGCATTAGCTACAGAAAGAGAAATCAAAGCTATGTTAGCTGGGCTAAAATTAGCACCACCTGCACCACTAAGAATCAAATTACCTACAATTTGCAGGTTAGCTTTATCCGTGATTGGATTGGAAATGTTGCTAGTATCAACGATCGGAATCAAAGATAAAGGTGAGATATTGGACCCAATGTTATTGAGTGCTGTGATTTTGATTCCTGTTAAATTTCCGCTCATTTGTTATTCCTATTTTTATGTGAATGTAGCGCCGTTGTTGCCAATGCAATACCAATTGCTATTTACGAACTGCAAGGAACATCCGTATCCGTTACCATTAAATGAAACGTTACCGGAGCTTCCACCCTTCCACCCTGCATTAGCAACCGCAATCACCATTGCATTACCTGTTGTCGCAGTCATAATGAAATTCTTAAGTTGTCCAAGTGTGCCTGCTGCTAGAGTAGCAGTAGCTGCTGTTGTTGTACTGAAATAGCTGGCTGCAACTGACAAGTTTACTACTGCACCATTAGCAAGATTTTCAACGCCAGCAAGATAAACAAGGTTGGCAGTTAAACTTCCGGAGAAAGTAGCACTTGCAGGAAGATTGATGCCGATTGTTCCAGCAGAAACGACCGGGCTGTTAGTGACAACTAACTGACTGCTGCTAACACCTACTGAAGTGACAGTGCCGCTTGAGGTTGGAGCTGAAATAGTAACATTCCCATTGCTGCCGGACAATGTGATACCGGCGCCAGCAGTAAGTTGAGTGACACCTGTATTTGTTACAGTGATGTTACCGCTTGAAGTAACAGGACCACCGTTGATTTGAATACCAACTCCAGGACTCAATCCTACGCTCGTAACTGTTCCACCTGACGCACCATTCGACGCGGCAGTTATTCTGCCATACGCATCTACAGTGACGTTGGGATTGACATATGTTCCAGCAGTAACACCTGATGATACCAAATCGATAGTCATGTTACCAGAAGAAACGATAGGGGAGCCTGAAACTGTCAATCTTGATGTGGACGCTGGTATCAACCCTACGCTTGTAACTGTTCCACCGCCTCCATTGCCGCTATTTGTAGAGCTAATGGTGATGTTTCCTGTAGTTCCGGTCAAGACTATTCCGGTACCAGCATTGAGTTGCGTAACACCAGTATTTGTTATGGAAACTACTCCGGTCGTAGTATTAGCTGTGATGCCAATGCCATTTCCTGAAGTAAAACTACTGAAGGGGCTAGAACACGCAAACAGATTCGTGAAGTTCTGTTGAGTTTTGGTAAACGCAGTGTATAATGAATCACTTCCTGTAGACTCATTAGGCAAGCCAATGTTGATGTTTTGTTGTCCGGTGATGCTCATTTCTAATCCTTATGTTAGTATTTATCAATAAGGATTAGGAAGCCGGGCTCCATTGCATGTTCTTGGATTTACCGATATGCTGAAAACCGTGCTTTTTGTAGAACTTGATTAGCTTAGCTTGTGATACTGCGCCTTTATCCCATGGGAACAAAGTAAGCGTGATGCCATCTTGTTGTGCTAAATCCTGCAATATCTTCATTGCTTTTGAACCAGCGCCACCACGCATAGGCGTTGCCTGAATCCATTTTAGTTCTACTTTGTTTCCCTGTTTAGGTGTAAGTTCAAACTGCACAATCTGCATGTCATCACCTTTACCAAAAGTCATCAGGCGATTGCTACGGCTCAATGGACTTTCCGGGAACTTCTCATAAACTTTAGCCACCCATGCTTTGGTCTTCTCAGAAGGTCCAAAGCCACTGAGTTTGATTGGTTCTTCAGTTATAAACTCTGTTGCTCTCATCCCCAGCCTCTCTTTACTTTTCGTTGATATAGTGGCATTACTTCTTCAGTGAAACCCAAATCGAGAATGACTGGTCTGCCATCATATTCGCCCCAGTTGGCTGCTTGATTTAAATCGCCAATAAGAATAGTGGAGCTATTGATAAGATCGCCCGCTTCATGAACATAATCCATAAAAATATCAAGGTCTTGTTCTGTTTTGCCTGCTTCTTTGAGGTCTTGTAAAATCTCTCCTAGCTCACGACCACGCCAGCGATCTTTTCTATTCAAGAGGGCTTCAACTGCTTCAGTGAAGTCCCAAACGTGTGTGCAATGTAGTAAAGTTGCTAGTTTAGCAGAACTTACCTTCTTTGCAAGTTCAGTTTGGAGCCATGTTGGTTGCGGATTCTTTCGATCATAATCAATAAGCGGAATAACAATTGGAAGTCTACCGAGATAACCATCATCAAGTACGTTGACTTCGGCTTGGTTCTGTGCCATACCTTTTGCGTTTTTGGCAACTTTAAGAGCGGTAGGACGCCCCTCATACTCAATGATCATTGCTACTCTTGCTGATCCCCCGCCTAATCTTTTGGCTCGTTGCAGAGCATATGCGAGACGGCTTTTGAATGATTTAGCTGAACTGAGTTCATTCTCATCCCAACCAGTCGGTAGAGGCATCTCGTCAAGTTCTTGTGTTTCTTTGATGAAGTCATCCTTCTTTTCAAGAAAGATATTAGAAATCTTTTTGCAGAGTTCTCTTACGCTTTTATTGCCAGACTCCAACTGAGTGAACTTACGTTGATCGTTAGTTTGCGTTGGATCAATATACCCACAGTATACTTTTTTGACAGGACTGTTATTGATTAAGTCAGTGCAGCTTTCACTGTAACGATTATCCATCTTATCATTGCATGGGCTTAGTGTAGTGACAATAATGCTGCCTTCTGGCACTTCACCGTATTTGGATTCATATTTGCTTAATGCTTCTCGCTCAGCGTGAATCCACTTGTCACCTGACTTGGTGCTTATACCAGTGACAATGTTGTTCTTGGGATCAAGTACTGCTGCGCCGACAAGACCATCCAACTTGGGTTCACTGTGATGTTCATCAATAACCATCTCACACAGCTTGAGAAGGATTTTGTCTAGCTTTGTATAGTTGTGGATTTCAAAATCGGATGCTCTCACAGTGATTTACCCCAACGAGTATTGATCACATTCCAGTTGATAATCTTCCAGAGTTCTTTGAGATATGTTTTCTTATCGCTGCCGTAATCAAGAATCCATGCGTGTTCCCACCAGTCAACAAGAAGCAGTATGTCATCTCGGACTTCATGGTTTTTGATTGTTTTGATACTGCCATCATGGGCAAGATAAATCCAACCCGATCCTTCAATCTTCAACGCTTCCTCAAGAAAAGCACCTTTGAACTTATCGTAATCGCCAAAGTGTTTGTTGATGAATGATAGCATCGGGCCGTTAGGTTTATTGTTCGTTCTTACTTCCCTAAACTGAGGGAACCACATGTTATGTAAGAACGCACCAGCATAGTTGAAGTCAGAGTCACCTTCATTATCGTTGTAGCGTTGAGCATATCCCTTAGCCAACTTGTTATAATGAAGGTCAAGGGTGTCCTTCCCCATAACTGGAGAAACTTCACGCTCCGTGAAGTTCAATGGTATGATTTCTATGTCTTGAGGCTTAGATTTGGCTTCAAGTAAGGTAATATATTCACGCATCTTCTATTTATTCAAATGCGATGAAATGATTTAGGATATCAAAAGATTACTTGCGCCTTACGATTCTTCCTCTTGAAACATCATAAGGGCTGATTTCAACATCAACCTTATCACTCAATAAAATTCGTATTTCGTGCTGACGCATTTTTCCTGCCAAATATGCAAGAATAACTAAACCGTTTTCTAGTTTAACTCGAAAAGTCGTATTTGGTAACACATCTACTACTTCTCCTTCTAACTTAATTGTACCGTCTTTAGCCATAACTCATTATTACTTCTTTAAAATATCCCACATCGATTCCTTCTCTAGGATTTCTTTTTCAAGCTGACGGTACTGATCACCGAGAGCTTTTAGTTGTTCCCACTTTCCTTCTAAATCGTTGTTTGGGCGTAGGATACCCAAACGCTGTTCAATCTGGTCCAATCTTTCAGACAGATTTACACCTTTAACCGTAAGACTACCATCAATTCTAGCATCACCATTAACTTGTAATGTATGTCCAGATGTAATAGTATTTGGATACACATATCCGTTAGTTGAGATGTGCTGAGCGTACGGAGATGCAGTACCGGTGATGGTATTGTTATAAGTCCAGGTGGATGTTCCTGCTCCTGCCGTAATTGATCCGGCAGGGAAAACTGTTCCCAACCCCGCACCAGTAGTATAGGTCGCCCCGGCACCGCCCGTCCCCAGTGACGAGGACAAAATTGCAGTAACATTAGGTAATACACTAGTGTAGTTAAACGAATTCCCGCCCGTTAACGCTGAGGTAGCTGAATAATTATATGCCGCACCAAGATCAGTAGCTAATTCTTGATCATCAGTTAATTCATAAATGTCATTAGTAGTATCATCGGTCATTTATTTGCTTTCTTCAAAAATAGTTCGCCGCGTTCGTCCACGCCAATTTCAACATCATCGCCCTCTTTCCATCCTAGATATTTTAGGAGTGGAATAGGAACAGGTATGATCATATCACCGTTGGAATCCTCCTGGGTGATAACCTCATACCTTGTCTTACTTCTTTTGGATTTTGCGGGCATTTAAATTGCCATAATATTACAAAATACGACCCAAACGATGTAGAAGATGTGCAGCTTTAGATACGTCTGGGTGTTCTGAATCTATGGTCTTCACATATGCATGTAATGCCGCTTTGATGAGCGGAATATCAGCGGAAGAAAATGTTCCACCTCTAGCTTCTTTTGGGGTAGATGAAGGGTTATTGTTCATATTGCTATTTATTCTCTAGACTGCGATTGTACAGTTTTTACCAAGCTCTGCATGACCAATATCTGGCCTTCCAGCGAGGGCCAGGGTTTTCGCAATGGTGACGAGCGCGGAAACTCTTACGGTGTCCTGGGCTGTTCTTCTTGATACGCATGTTCTTGTCGCCAAAGTTAACCTTTACGACCTTGCCATTTGGCTTACGAACATAGACCTTCGACTTCTTAACATCGCCCTGCATTGGCTTACCAAGAGGAACTTTACGACCATGATATTCAGCTTCGTCCATTTCAACACTTTCGTATTGAGGATCTACTGGACGACCCATTTCGTCACGAACTTCGTCACCGGTTACTGACAAGTGATCCATTGTCTGTCTGATTCTGTCATCGAGTTCCTGAACCTTAGCTTCATCGCCCTTTTGCTGTGCGACTTCACGGAAGTGAGCCAGCTTAGCAAGCTGAGGATCATTCTTCATCATCTGATTGGCTTCGTACTTGTTGATACCAGTAATAGCAGCAATGAGTGCAGCACCACCTAGAAGCATCTTTCCGAGACCTTCATCAAGTTCGTTGTCTTCATCTGAGTCAACTTCACCGGTGCCCTTGCAAGTTCTGCAAGGAACAGTGTGATGTCCATCCCTGACAGTTAACTTATCGTGCCCACCGGTTCCGTGACAAACAGGGCAGTCAGTCTTCTTACTGCCGTACGCAAGTCTTTTAATTTCTTTAAGTTCGTCTTCTTCCTTAAGATGATCATAGTGACCGGCTTCTAAATATTCGATTGCCCGGCGAGTCCAAATGCTAACATCGCTTGAACCAATTTCGTCAACACCGCCTACATCGTGCGCTACATCTTCAACTGCGGACATAACAGCAGCAGGGCCATACTTACTAAGTAGGTCTAAGTGTTGACGAGTGATACGGTTAAGAACCGCGTTATAAACTGGTGATTCTTCGCTGGTATAAGTTTCATTTAGGTCTTCACCCATTACACGAGTTCCACCTTCAGCAGCGTCACCACCGCCACCGAGCTTCATATATTCATCAACTTGTTCAGATTCGTTAAGGACACCATGAAATCCTAGAAACTCAAGTGCGTCTTCATCAAGGTGAAGAATAACACCGCCGTCTTCGGTGAAGCCAACAACACCGGTCTCAATGACAAAGTTTTCATTCAACTCAATGTCGAAACTGTCATGAAGTTTGATGTCTTCGCTTTCATGGTTTTCTTCCATGCCGCGAATAAGCTTGTATAAGTCTCTGGTATCCATTATAATCTCCGAAATATATTATTATTTATCTTTTTCGAAGACCTTTTGTAGAACTGCTACCACCTTATCCAGAGAATCTTCGTCAGCTTGATACTTGCAAGCAACTCCACCGTGTTCATTCCACGCACGAGTGTTGACACCGTAATCGTCAATCAATATATTGGGAGTGCCATCAGGCTGAACAGCATACTTGTACTTGTCATGCTCAAAAATTACGTTATCAGGCTTAACGGTAATGTGCTTCTTTAGCCATTCCGACTTGCCTCTGATGCTACCTGCCTTATCAAAACTCAATGGGCTACTAAGAATAGTATAGCCACCTGCATACTTCTTTACAAGTTCAAGCAGTTTGTTTGCAGTCGAAAATGGCTTAATGTCTCGAAACAGTTCATATGCATTGGAATCTTTGAAGAATTGATCCCACTGTTTATCGGTCATGTCATTGTAGTGGTCAACGTTGCTGAGTTCAGCAGCATGACTATACAAGTCAGCTACGACTCCATCCATGTCCACATAGACTATGGGTTTGCCTTTTTGGACATCTTCAAAGAGTTCAGTTATCTTCATACTTTGTATTTATAGCATAGGGTCAGGTAAAAAGCAAGCAAAAACGATAAATAGTGACTGATAATAATAAGGAAACAACATGTCAGAAGCACCAAAACCACTATCACGTTCCGAAAAGGAAGCAAAGATCAAGGATAAAGCCGGATTAGTTATCAACTTCTTCGCATTATTGCTAGCGGTCAATACCTTTATTGGTGGTTCATTGAGTTCAACTATAATGAACAATACGATCAAAGCCAATGATGTTTGGAACTTCTATCAAGCAAAGAGCATCAAGCAAACCGAGTATGAATTGGCTGCTGAACAGACCAAGAATCCAGCTTTAGCTGAGGAATGGAAAGCAAAGGCTGCCAGTTATGAAGACGGTAAAGAAGGCAAGAAAGAACTATATGCAACTGCAAAGAAACTGGAAGCTGATCGGGACGCTGCCAAAAAGAGCAGTCCTTGGATCAGCTATGCAAGTACTGCATTTCAGTTGAGCATTGTTGTACTTTCAGCAAGTATTCTTGCAGTCAGTATGTATCTATTTTGGGGCAGCTTTGCTGTCGCGGCAATCGGTATCGTATTGATGAGCGAAGGTCTTTTCATGTGGTTTTAACCACAATCACTTCCTAATAGGAATATAATCTCTGTACATTACTGGAGAACGATCGGGGACGATATGACCAAAGTCAATCATGTCGTCCCCGTACTTCAATGTGAATAGGGATTGTTCTTTTTCAGTTTTATTATCAAACCCCAAAATAAGGTGATTGAGAAAACGTAGCTTGAAGCGTATCTTATGCGTCTTGACATCTTGTAGAATGTCATCAAAGTTATCAGATTCTCGGTTGAATATCAAAAACTTCATTATTTTTTCCAAATCAAAAAAGCTACATAGTCTCTTTCGGATTCAAAGAAAAACTCGAATCCGTTATACTGATCATTAATGTCTTCCATAAACCGCCATTCACTGGTACAGTTTCGTTCGCACCATTGTAGAATAGGTTGTAGTTGCCCAAACTGTACAGTGATGTTTGCTCTATGTGCGTTCGGTATATTGATGGACATTAACACCTGACCTTCGCAAAAATTCCAAACCATCGGTTGATCTATAGTCTTCCTTATAATAAACTGTAGTGATGCCTGCTTGGTATATTGCTTTAGCACAATCAATGCAGGGAGCATGAGTGCAAAAAAGTGTGGCATTCTTCGTGGATTCGGTAGACTGTGCAACCTTCATCAGTGCATTCATTTCTGAATGCAGGACCTCAGGGCGAGTCTTTAATCCATATCGAACATTGCGGCCAGCCTGCTCATTCCACGTTTCATATGGATACTGGGATTCAAACTCTTCAACAGAAAGCCATCCCCCTGCTCCATTATCCCAAACTTTAAATTCACAATCGTTATCCCAACCACTTGGCATACCATTATAGCCGGTGCCAATGATTTGGTCATTCTTTACGATGACTGAACCAACTTGTAAACGCTTTGCATAACTAAGTGTGCTGGTAAGCTCAGCAAACTTCATGAAGTAATCGATGAACTTAGGCTTCATTTTCTGCCTTTACCATATCTCGGACATTTTTCATGATTACACTAGCTCCTCTAGAATTCCCAACAGTTCTGCTGCAAAGAGTAAGCAACCTGCAATTTCAAACACCCCTGGCATCATCATCAATGCAAGGCTTGCACCGATACGCAACATGCTCTTGGCTATGCTGACATAGAAATGTCCGCGACTTATATCTTTAGGTTGAATTTCCATTTTTAGTCCCATAATGAGCGATAATGTTTTCCGAACAATTCAAGCCCTTCTTGAATGCGTTCGTTATGTATCATTTGGCCAACACCATCATACCAGTGTTCTCCTGGATTTTTGTCCACAAGTTCGTAAGTTTCTTCTGCTTTTCCAGTGAGAGGATTATTGTAAATGATATCACTCTTTTCAAAACTATAGTCTGGCTTACCGTGAAAGTATTTGTTTTCAGACTCATCATCGACAATCTGTTGAAAAGTCCAGATCATCTTGTCAAATACTTCATCCCACTTTTCACATTTTTTATCAAAGACTCTATTTTCGTCCTCTTTGATAAAGTCAAAGCAATAGTTGCGATCCATGTCGCTTCCAATTCCACCGCAGAACTCGCTTGGGAGACCATTCTTGGTGTGCTTGAGTTGGATAAGTGCGGGAAGAATAATCAGTGCAAGAGTCTGATCAAGACCCCAAGTGTCATAAGAATCAATCTGAACGTCGATGGAACGTTGAGCGGGACCTTTATGGTATTTGCTTAAGTTAACCTTCATTTCGCCTCACTAGACAAAGCCTGCAATCCTGCAAGATCAGCAGGTCTAGCTTCGCCGCCTGCAAACCAAAACATTTCATGATCACCGCCCTTTGCAATCACAAATGCAATATCGATCTTCTTGTTTTCTCGAAGATTCTTAGCAAGACCTTCAATAGTAGGAGACTGGCACAGAAACTTATTGGAATTCTCTGCGTATAGGTAATAACTACCTTCCAGATATTCCGCAAAGCAGACAGGAAGAACATCATTACGATCATTCTTCTTTTGTCGCTGATTGACAGCGTTCATCACTATCCTTGCACCAATTATCATCCCAGCGATAAACAGGATCAAATTAGTAATGAATGAAGCGATAATCTGCATTTTGCAATCTCCTTACTTTATATATCAAACTATTTACAATAGAAAGCAATTGTTAGATGTCCAAAAACTTCAACTGGAACAGATTGGCTTGAGGATCGTGCCCCTTGTATCCGCGAGGATTGCACACGATGCGAGTCTCACCCATCATATAGTCAAATGGATCATGCATATGCCCGTGAGTCCAGAGAACAATATGGGGCCGATCTAAGATGAACTCAGAAAGGTCACTGTGATATCCACCATTCATATAGTACTCTTTCTTGTACTTTTCATGAATGCTCAGTGGAGTAGGAGCATGATGACCGACCACGACATATTTCTTTGTGGTATCGCTATCAACTACGCTTTGGATATAACTCATAGTAGCCCGGTGATGGACTACAGAGTCCAGAGGACTGAACTTAGCATAGTTGCGTTTGCTGTTGCGAATGATTCTAAAGTCATTCATCATTCCTTCGATGATTTGCATCGTCGTAGGATCGCCCTTGTTCATGTTTGTCCAAAGGGTACCACCCACAAAAGTTACACCATCAATCTCAATGTGTTCATTATCAAGAAAATGAATGTTACTGTAGTTTGCAATCTCGGTGCGAAGCCAATCATATGCGTCCGGGAAACGCCCATGATAGAACTCATGGTTACCTGCAATGTATACCACATGATCGTATTCACTGTTCACGTGGTTAAAGAACTCACGGAACCTCACCGCAGCACCTTGATTACGTCCCGGCTTCATAGCATCGGCAGGAATGGGCTTATCAATAGGATGATCATGCAACGAATGCGCCACACAAATATCACCACTTAGGATCAGTACCTTCGCTCCCTCTGTGTTAGGAAGCGTAATTGTTTCAAACTCCAAATGGAGATCAGAGGCTAGTGCAATTTTCATTTTGCTATTATACACTATTATGCAACGATGTCAAGTGCTGTAGTCCGTTCTGAAATCAAAGTTATCCATATTGATTTGCCTAAACCCATAGAACTCTATGACTTCATATTCTTTCTCGGTTAGCTGCGGGAAAGCTTCCTTGTGTCGGCGTTGAAGAACTTCGTAATACTCTCGACCCCATCTGCCTGTCATAAAATGACGAGTCTTAATTTCAGGTCCATAGTACAGCCAATCCTGCTGAAATTCCTCACTGGGTAAGATAGTAATCTCACTCTTATTAGGATAGTTGTTATAGCTATTCAATAATGCATATGGTCCGGAGATGCGTAAGACTTCATCGTTACTGATATTAACATCTTCTACACCATCTACTGTAAACAGCTTTTGGTGATCTATTGTATCTATGTTAGCCTTCACATCATTGATATGACTTTTCCAAAAATCATGATCAGGTATTCCTGCCATTAGACAGTTGTTTATCTGTTCATTGCGCCATGGGCTGCCAATCAAGCAGATTTGATTGTTCAAGTCGGTTGTGAAGTCTTTATAGCAGTACATGTCCATGTCTACATACATGCCGCCATAATAGTTTAGAATCAGTAAACGAGCAAAATCTATCTTGATAATGTGAATGGGACAAGACAAGTATGTTTGATAAAGATCAGGATACTTGGTCTTTACAAAGTCATCAAGCTCCTGATCATCATCCCATAACTTAAACTCATAATCAGTAAAATGCTCCTGCCAAGATTCATAGCACTTGCGCCACATAACGTGCCAAATGTCTTTGTTCGCAGGAGCAATTTGGTGAATGATTTTAGGTATCATCAAACTCGGTGTCTTCAAAATAACCTTGTTCATGTGCGTGTTTATCGCACAGTACCCTTATCCAGCGTCTCTTTTCAGTACTACGGCTTTTTCCGGGGCAGCCGCAATCCTCACAGATTACAGCAGACATTGAATCTGCCATAGCCTCTAGTCCCCGAATATAATCGTCACCACCAATATAATAGAAGCGCAGAGTACCGAACTTTTCCTTAATTTGAGTAGCTACAACTTGCTCAACAAGTTCAGGGACATTTCTTTCTTCACGCTTGAAAAATGATCTATCAGTCCAGTCGTAATTAGGATCGTTTACCTCTTCATTCCACTTGATTGTATACTCCCTCCCCTTTTCAACATTATTAATGTGACCTTGAATGTTAGCGCAAAGAGCGTCAATGATGTCAAACCATCCGTCACCTACACTCATTTCGCAGGCGTTCTGAAAGATAAGTGGATACTTCTCTCTAATATGTTGATCAAGTTCAGGACTCATAATCATCAATACCCAACAAAACATTACGTGCATCTTCTACTGCCATAGCAGGAACACGATTAATAAAGGTTCTACGAATCTGTGCCTCAATGGACATTCCGCCAGCGCCGGATTCAAATTGTGGGCAACTGTCAAGAACTGAAATCAGTTTTTCCAGTGCAACTTTGTATTTGTTTTCAGTCATCTTAATCCTCGTGTAAATCAAGTTTAATGACACCGCTATCGTGCAGTTCACGCAGGATAAGGGCAGCATTACGCATAAGACGGGCAGCATTAAGCCACCCATCTTTCTCAACATTTTGAGCCTGTTTTTCAAGACGGTTAGGAAGGTCCATATATGCCTTCCCGTTTAAGTCATATGGTTCATTCATGATTGTTTTCCAAAGAGGGAGGATCGGGCATCGGCATCCAATGTGTGGGTTTCCAGTACCCGTTGTGATGTCCTACAGCAAGATCATACCAGCACGGACCGCCCCTCGTGTTCAACCATGCGCCCACTACAGGACAATCGCCTGTTCTTAGTCCGGGCCAGCAGATTATTTCGGTTCCGTCTCGCGGAGCGGTATCAATGGGTTGCCATTCAGTCATGTCTACGCCTTCAACATCTTGATAAGTTGCTCGGGCTTGATAACTTCATGAACACCCTTGACGCTATTTTCAGTCAGTTCATATTCAATGATGTCCCAGACTGCAACTCGTCCACGAGTATGCTCGTATTTCAAAATGGCGGTAAGAAAAGACCGAAGCTTACCCAAAGTTTGGAAGATGCGCCCATCATTATCATAGCTATGATATGTAGGAGTCCCCTTCAAAAACTTTCCAGTTTCTTTGTGACGAATCTTGTAGATAATCATGCCAAATATCCCATAATAAATGCAGTAACTTCATATTCCTTGTCAAAGATGAAGTCAAAATCCCAATTAGGATTCTGCCTTAGCCAAGGTTGCCTAATATGATAGCTCATCTTGCGATCATAGCAATAGCGAAAAGTATCAGTAGTATTAAGTTTGCCCTTAACACGAACACAATACTTCTGGCCCCGCCGAACGATTTTGTATTTCAAAGGCTTTGTCATAGATACTTCAATGTCCACATGATTGCATCTTGTTCAGTTTCAAACACAAGATAGTGATCAGTTCCGTCAGTGTTCAAGCATTTGATTTCATCAGTTTCACATTCGTAAAACTTGTCAAAGCCAGCATAGACCGGCACTCGTTCATACATTTTATGCCATTGTTCAGACGTAAGACGAACGTGGTGTTTCATATCACCATTCCAGCATAACGAAGGGCGGCAATCGCTGCTCCGATTTTATCGGGAGAACAAGGAATCTTGACCGGAATTCCCTGTTCGGCAGTTTCATATACCTGCTTTGCCTCCAGCAGCCCAAGTCCAGACACACCGCGAATCTCTTTGATTGCAGTGATCTTAGATGCATTAGCATTATATCCCACGCCCTTGAGGGTGATATGATCCTGATATTCACCGCGCAGCATTGCGAAAAAGATTTCACCTTTCACTGCGGGATCAAGGGTATTGGCAATGGAGTCCCAAAGTTTCATACCTTCGTCACTGCCATAGGCATCGGTAATGGAACGAAGAAATGCAATACCACTCGTAATAATACTTGCCTTATGCTCTTCGGGAATCATACATCACCTATTTTAGATCAATAGCGAGACTATAGAAGTAAATTGATAGATTGTCAAGCCCTATTGACAACATTCTGCTGAATTTTGCCACAGCAATCGCAACCACGATATTGCACAAGGCAATCGTACACCCCTCGCCGTTCTTTGCGAAGTTCACCGTACTTGGTCCAACGATGCCAACCAAATTTGCACAGCCACCTAGTAGCAAGTAATGGCTGCTCATTCAGTTTGCGAAAGGTATTTTCTTTTTCTGCTGCGTTTGCCATTATCCCCTCCTCATGCGGGCAATTTCCTCAGCCTGTTCCTGATTGATAACAGGAACAGCGTTAGACTTGTGCATAGTTGCGATACCGGTAACCAGCGTACCAGTGTAAACCTTTTCCTTACGAGCGTAAGTGGTACCGACACCATCACCGGAAGGAACAGTAGGACTCTCACGGAGAAGAGTAGTAGCCTTCATAGGATCCTTGACCCCGCCCTTAATCTGGGGCGTGTGCTTGCCCTGACGATAAGCAATGTATTCGTCAAGCGTCTTGGGCTTGAGACCATACTTCTTCATCTGCTTGTTGTATGCATTAAGCTCCATAGCAAACTTGTGATATTGGCTGTCAGAAATCTTCTTCTTGCGCTTTACAGTGTTAAGCGTCGAAAAAGCAGGCCCCAAAAGATGCATTGTCATTTTACAGTTTCCCAGCTAGACCGCAGTAACCATGTTCACTCGGTGTCACGACTGTCTTATCATTGGCAATGAATGTTGTCAACTCGTCTTGAACCCAACGCCACGCCATACAATCTGATCCTATACACCTAGCAACAGTGGGAATCCTGTGTGAGCTATCTGCGTTCCACCCACCGGAATACGAGCGAACATGTGGGCACCATTTACTCTTGGCTTCGTCTTCAATCATAATCTTATTGTATCACTTCTTGAACGTGTTTACAAGTCTTACGAAAACCGAAACCAGGGCACGAACAGCTTACCTTACCATTATCCTTAGTGACAATGTACGAATTGCCCTTAGAACCGCTAACAACAATAGTTTCACGGACAGGCTTGGCATTCTCATGTGTAAACTTCGCCCCGCCGATTTCAACAATCCGCACCCGGTCAATTACACGAACAGGATGGCCCCGAACGTCAGAAGTAATTCCGATGCGCTCGGGACCATACCAATTTTCGTGAACAACGGTACCGGTATACTCATTGAACTCGGGGCCGACCCAGCCGTTAGCGTAGCGATCACGCACATCATACAGAGCGTTGCGAACTTTGATAGTGACCGAGTTACCTACAGTAAGCATTGTAATGACCTTTTTGTGATTTACAGGTTCACTGTACACCCAAAAATATCAAATGTCATCCTAAAAATTGTAAAATTTTACCGACGAAGTGTATCTACAATTTTCTTCTGTTCTTCCATAAAATCTTTGTGAAGATCAACGTAAAAAACAATAGTGAATCCGATGACTAGTAGAAAGAAAATCCATACTGGAAGAATTAATAATCCGATATGAATCGCTGACCAAATGATTGCTAAGACAATGCCAACAAATGCTCCTAATATCAAAAATATACCACCAATCAATGCGGTTGCATCCAGCAATGCCTTGCCCAGTAAATGATATTTAATCTTCATAGTTTCTTGCTTCCTTAAAAGTCATTTCATCAACAAGTTGAAGTTCTGCATCAGTTTCAATCCATGCACGAGCGCCGCAACTCAACTGAGTACTATTGTATACCAGTTTAGACGGGCCATCGATGACAACTTCACGAGCATAGCGAGTTTTTCCGCTATCTTTGATAGTGTACACGGGCCGGTTCTTGCCATCTTTGGCATTCATGGCAATGTGTTGCCGATTAACATGAATGATCTTAGTCATATAAACCTCGCTCAGAAAGGAACGTCATCCCATTCTTCATCTTCTTCCTGTACAGGTTCAACATATTGCTCGGGCGGCGTCATTACATAGTCAGGATCGTCAATCTGATCTTGAATCCAATGAATAGCGTGGTTGTAGTCGCCGGGAGCATTACCGACCCATACAAGCATACCGGGATAGGTTGCCTTAGTGTACTCTACAAAGACCTGTCCATTGTGGTACCTACCATCCCAGGCGCCATTAAGTACGTAAAAGTTAATGGAACCATCTTCGTTGATGCTAGTAACATCACACCAGAGATTAACACGACCATCTGTATCTGCGATTGCGATTTGCATTTTACTTTCCAAACTCTACTTTTACTACTTCGGGTTCATTTGGATTCTTAGCAGGCACAGGCTTCGTGCTGCGCTTCCACCATTTCGATTCGTTATCCCATTCATGATGAAACTTTTCAAACATATATCCTTTTAGATAATCAGATACTTTGTTGTATTCATCACTGCTGATCATGCGCCAAAGTTCACCCTCACCTGCTGCCCAAGGCTTAATGTGAGAACTAATAAAAGTATGATACTTTTCACAAGAACCACGAGTGTCGTTATCAATGTGATAAGAACGAATCTTTTCATTGCGCTTGTCGCAGAATAAGAAGACCAAGTTCTTATCAACAATCTTTTTGTTATCATCAGTCCACTTGCAGCAAGTGTAACCTAAGTAATGCCACTTAGACAAGTCATGTCCATGTAGCATTACCTTTTTTGATTCCACAACTTGTGCAGACTTTTTAAACCATCCAAACATTATGCAACGATCCAATATTCATGTTCTGCAAAAACAATAGATTCAGCACCATCGTACTCATCGACACGAAATTCCGAACCAATGGGTACCCACTCAATCTGTAGTTGTTCCGCTCCACCGCAGTAGATACCCTCATCAGGGTAGGCACGAGCGACATACGATTCAATTTCGTCTTTACGATCATTGCGAACCATTTCCACAATGACCGGATCAAAGAGCAAATTCTCATTATCGTGCCACGTATACCATCCTGCACCGTAGCCCGGCGAAACTAAAACAGCAACTTTTCCATTCTCAACAACACGATTCATTTCGCATCTCCATAAGATAACTGATGATTCACTATGCATTAAAAGGATGGAAAAGTCAATGTTTTTCTTCGGACTCGGTATCCACAATAAAGAATCGATAATACTTCTCGTTCGGAGTAGACGGACGATTGATTATGGATTGCAAGGATTCTTTGGTATCTGACCTAGCTACAACGCTGTAGCTAGTATGTTCAGAGTCAGACCATTGACGCAACTCGTAGCGCATTAATGCGCTCCGTGACTTTGAGTGACAACCTTTTCTACTGGGGGCAAACTTTGAATATCCAGCAGTCGCATATTACCGCCCAACTCGGAGTTGATATAGTGAATGAGCTTGTTGGTCGCAGTCAAAACAGAAGTGAAAGCAGGCGGATAGTCATCTGACAATGGATTTTCCGGCTCACCTTCTTGATAGTTCTGAATTGCCTTCTGGAAGGTATCATCATTGTTATTTCCAGTAAGGTCATAACGATCATGCAACACGGTTACGGGAACGTCTACCACCCAAAGATGCTTTCGATTCCAATCAATGTTGCTGTTGACGTTGTAGATGAAACGATCAATGTGTACGTATGAACTTAGAGTTCCTACAATTTCAAACCACTTGCGCTTTACGATAGGGAAAAGTGCGAATGGGTGGCTCATGTACATGACTGGCATTCGTAGCAGGGGCATGGGATGACTATCGTATCCATCAATGATGGTATCCCAACTCTTGTTCTGAATTAACGCATCATCGTTCCACAGCATCAACCAATGACCTGTACTCAGGGCAGCAAGAGAATTTGCGTATACGTTGAGCTTACCATACCCATATGGAGGGTACATATAAAGCTTTACGTTAGGGTACATAGGAAGGATGACAGACTTTACATACTCTACAGTATCCAAATCGTCATTGTCCATTCCCAATAAAATTTCAACCTGATCAGGCTCATCAGCTTGATCAAGTAGACTTTGAATAGACTTCAAAAGGGGTTCTTTTCTACCTCGTGTAGGTAGAATAACACTAAATCTCATTTTTATTCCTTACTAAAGTTGGGGTGTGATAAACACACCCCAACTATCTTATTTACATCGAAAGCGGGAAGGGCGAAACAATTACGTGAGGTTCAACGTAAAGAGGCTTCACATCATCCTTGCCAGGAACCTTGCAGAGTACCCAAGTGCCATCAGCAGCAGTAGGACTGAACAAGCCGTTCGGGTCAGCCTGAGGAATAGCCGCGATACCGTCATGCTGGTACAAATGAGCAACTCGCTGAGGATTGGTATACTGCGTAGCATACGGAAGACCGTACCCGATTGAGTCACAGACCTTGTGCGTATGCCCGTTGAGGTCAAGAATGTATGAGTAGGTCACGAGATTCGGCTGATCACGAAGTTCAAGAATGTCCTTCATCAGGCGCTTTTCCTGAAAGTTATGAATAGCCGGAAGCCCAACAGACTCGACACCCTGCTTGCTCAGTTCTTCCTGCTTGGCATTCTGAATCTGATCCGAAGTCGGAACAGGAGCTTCGCACCCAGCAAGAGCAAAGGTAGCAGCAAGAGCAGTAAAAATAGTAATTTTATTCATGGTATTATTCCTTAATTAGAGAGAGGAAAAGTAGTGACAAGAATATGAGGTTCAATGTACTGGGGTTCCAACTTGTCCGTGCCAGGAACCTTGCAGAGTACCCAAGTGCCATCTGCACTTACTGGACTATAGAGACCATTCGGATCAGCCTGAGGCAAAGCCAGTTGATAGCTGTGATCCGATTCCTTCTGTGGAGAAGTGTACTGAGTCGCGTACGGCAGACCGTAACCGATAGAGTTACAAATCTTGTGGACATGCCCGTTCATGTCCTGTGTATACGTGTACGTAGCCAACTTGGGATCGTCACGCATTTCAAGAATGTCCTTCATCAATCGCTTCTCTTGGAAGTTCTTGATAGCAGGAAGACCGACAGATTCGACGCCCTGCTTCGACATTTCCTCCTGCTTCCGGTTCTGAATCTCATCGGCAGTAGGTTGACGTTCAGTAGGAGCACATGCGCTCAGTGCAACCGATGTTGCCAGAGCAGCGATAACAAGAACCTTGTTCATGCTACTTTTCCTTACTTGATGGAGTCGTAGAAGTTGCGAAGATCAGCCGGCATCTTGTCTTCCGGATAGACTTCGAAACGATGACGAATAAGCGGCTTCAAAGCTTCCTTACCCGCTTCATCAGAAGTCACATACTGACGCTGGAGTTCAGTAAGATCGCGGACCATGCCTTCATTGTACTGTTCCGACTCGTGGAATACCTTGCTGTCAACAGCGCGATACTTTGGAGCAAAGAACCCATACTCAGCATAGCCGAGATAGTCCAATCCAAAGCCCACTGCCAGAAGAGCAAGAAACCCGAGAACGCTTAGCGTAATTACCTTAAACATTATTAGTTACCCTTGTTAGTGTTGGATGACTTGAACAAGATACCACACAGAATGTTGATACCCCAAGCCTGCAACCATCCAATCTGATGCAGACCCGAAACTGCGTCCACGAGACAGCCGTTCCACAGCCACATCACGGGCAGAGCGAACAGAAGTCCGAGAACAAAAATGGCGATGATCGCAATAACTGCAACGCCAACAATATTAGAAATAGTATTCATTTCACTTTCCTTTGTGTTACTATAGTTTCGCGTAGCCCCGCCGGGAATGGTATAGTGCATCATTGCACAATCTCAAAGTTGTGATTTAGCCACCGGCGATCACCGGTCTTAACGCTTTCAATGAAAAGCTGTGCAGGCTTAGGAGTGACCATAGGTTCAATCACTCGCCACTCTTCGCCATGTTCACGAATGCGATTCTTACCGTGATTAGTAATACCTTTGATTTTAATGATCACTTTGATACCCTACGCGCAATCAGCATCTTGCAAGCAGTGTTTTCATCGGGCCAGAAATGCTGGCATTCACCATTCTTATTGTACTTGAGAAATTCTGCGAGAACCTTGTCAACCGTGGAATAGCGTTCCTTCACCATCTTGTTGACGATGCGAGTTGCGCGGTCGATATCCATCTTACTACTCCTTCTCAAAAGAACCTAGCAATCATAACACCAATTACAATAGCTGTCAAGCAAAAAAGAAAAACAGGGGTCATTCCGTAATCATTGGGGTTACCCTCGATCGGCGGCCACTGTTCGTCGCTATACATTTTAGCGGTCCTTATCGTAGTTCAAGACGTATTCTTTGGCTTCGTCCTTGCTGACATACTTTCCGTCCCAATCAAGATAGATTTGGTCAGTGTCAACGGCATCAATGATTTCAAGAATCAGACGCTTTTGGTTTTCAGTATCACGTTGAAGCATCGCAGACATAGATGACCCTTCATTAAGATACTGTTCCATAAGAACATGCGCGGGACTGCCTTCGTTGAGCTTCCAGCCCTTAAGCGTTCCCCACTTCAAATCAAGTTCTTCTGACATGTTAGTTTCCAATCCATTTGCCGATTACGAGAGAGAACGGTCCAAAATACATGTAAGTAAATGCTACATCACCGCTGTCACTGATGTTCTTGCGAACTCCGAAATACGGCATAATCTCACCCTTGTGCATCCAAGGCGTAAGTGTGTGCCAGTCCTTCGAAAGACCCAACACGATCATTCGCTTTTTGTTGACAGTTTCAAAAAGAATGCCAGCCATTTACTTAAATCCCAAAGCGTTGCGTTCTTCGACCGTGAGCTTAGCCAATGCCCGCTCACGAATCTTTTCCCTAGTGTTGTTTTCGAAGTCTTCCACACTGTCGAAAATGGTCAGCGTCTGTTTGTAAACGCTGCGATACATATCCTTGCCTTTGACTTCAAGGGCTACAGTCTCCGAGTCAAAGTTACCCACAAGAGTGGAACTGCGATCATATTCAGTAGAGACCTGCCAGTATTGAATCGTTTTCATGTCACATGCTCCAATACGATTCGCTCGAAGGCGAGCAGTAGGAGGGAGTGTTGACGCTTTCCATGAAAGTCTTGCCAGTCATGATGTTCGTGCGCTCAACCATCTTTTCAATCTGGCTATGATAAACCTCGCTATGCGCGACGGCGAACTTAACTTCTCCAGCCTTATTGTTCAGGCGAGTGCGAATCCGCTTCGCAGTGGTTTCATTGTTGTAGGTATCTTCAATGCGAGTCGTTGCAATGTTGTAAACGATGTAAGTCATTTGAAGTCTCCTGTGTCTCAGTTGATGCAGTATCACTACGCTCAACTGAGACCAGTGTCAACCAAAAAATACACCAATCGGATTTTTTTTACCAGGATGATCGGTAAGAAAAATCCCAACCTTCAGGAAGAGCAAGTGCTTGGTCAATGATCTTGATAGTATCGACTAGATCAGAAAAATACCACTGATCATAATCCTTCCCACCAAAGAAAAATCCTTCAGTAGTAGGAAGCAATGTAGATGCCTTCGAGTTATCATCTAGAACCTGCTGACACAGGTCTCTCAATTCACGCAGATGGTCACGCCCAACGTCTGCGGCCTGACAATTATCTTCGCCATCCTGAACATTGTCAACAAACCACTTGTGAATGTGGTTTGCCTTACGCCAATATCCGGCTTCGAGTCGAATGGTCTTCACTGGCATCCCAGCATGATCAATGCCAATCAACTGTGCGATGTCAGATGCCAATGCAGCGTCTTCTGTGTTACCGAAACCCCAAAAATAGCGTTCGGCATAAAGATTCATATCAAGTCCCATTAGTCTTCTCCTTCATCTTCATTTGGGTAATAAGGATTTTTACAATATTCAAGAAACTGCTTCCAGTCTCCCTCAAAGATAGGAGCTTCACGATAACCGATAATATGCACTTTGTCGGGCCAAATATGATACTCATATTCTTGCCAACAGTCAGTCTCGTCCGGGTGGTAAATATAGATTCCACCAGCTTCGCACTTGCCCTCCTTAAGCAACACGATAAGCTGTGAAGCAAGACAGCCCATGCCATTAATCTGACTTGCTGCATCATTATATCCATTGACCATAGTCTTGGAGTTCATAAACTCTGCGATTTCAAGACCGTGCCCAGTAGGATAACCATCGAACTGGCGATAGATGCAGGTGAATGGCTTTTCGGCATTTTCAAGATAGAGATATGTAAGACTGCGAGTACCCATTAGTCTTCTCCTTCAAGTTGATCAGCGATGTCTGCTAGTTGGTTGGATATGCTCTTAAGAGAATCAGCAATGTTCTCACCAACCTGATTAGCTACGGAAAGGATAAGGGCGTCTGCTTCTGCCAGTTTCATAATATGAACAAACTTTTCCATGATTACTTTTCCTTTTTCCACTTGCTATGAGTTCTGCCACGATGGGCATTTTCTTGTCCGACTTCCAGACCTTGCATGAAACCATCATTAAAGGCTGATTCAATGCGCTCAGTAGACGGACCAAGCATAAGTCCGATTAAGACGCCAATTATCAGAAAAACTGCACAAACCATAAACATATTATGTTTCCTCTACCTTGTGGACATACTCAAATGCCTTTTCTGGACCATGCTGTTCCAGATAGGGATGATCCTCAAAAAACAACTTCGGAATCTCATCATCAGAAACTTCACGGCACCCGATGATGTTTTCGTCAATGTGCTTCTGACTGAACTCTTCCGCCTCATTCATTACTACAGTGTCTTGAGCATACTCGGCATTTTCGGTGTCAACGACATACCGAATGCGAAAGATGCTTACCGTTTCAACTAGATACTTAGGCATGATTACACTTTCGTTACAGCTTGAAATTATATTTGAACGTTGGATTTAGACCAGTCTCGCGCCAGTCTCATGAGTATACTTCTTGGCCCAACTCAGATATGCATCGGCATCTTCGAGGGTATGAAAAATGTAATGATCATTATAATGTGCCCCGATGTTGAAATCTGTAAGATGCAACTCAGTCTCCATAATGGTACCATAGTACGTTGATTTATAATCATAACGAATAACACGAGAACCATTAGAAAGTGTATGCAGATTACGGACATTCTGCATTTCATGGATGTAACTCTTTGTGCCGAGTCCATGAACCGCATACAAAGTTTGTCCCATCAAACCAAAGATCAGCGGCTTTTCACTCTCAATGGCCCCATATGGATACTTATGTGGCATATTAATCATCGCACTCAGTTTTGGTTTGATAAACAACCATATTCTTGAAATCATAGTCCCAAGGATACGACTTGTCAAGATTGTTAAAGCTTGCATCGGCGTCAGGATATGCCAGCATAGACTTGCAATCTGCATCTACTGCATGACTGATGTTATGCCTACCCACGCGATCAACCTCTCCGCGAAGATAAGTGGTAAAACTACCTTCTTGATGCATCCGAGTCATAAACCAAGTGTTTTCGGCAGCCATCAGAATTAAAAAAGTTGCTACAAGGTAAAGATAAGACTTAGTAGACATCATCTTGACTCCCAACTTCACCGAGAGAAAGAATACAGTAGTCACGATCAAGTGCTGCTGACGAAAACGCGCAGGGCGTATCACGCGAGGTAATGTAAGTGATTTGGCGAGTCAGTTCTTCACCAGTATACTCACCCTTAAACGGATCATATTCTTGCAGGATGAGAATGTCCCCAACCTTATAGTCACGATCCTTCAAGTCACGCATATCATGCTTCTTGGCACCAGTCTTGAATGCCTGAAAGAATGCCGTCCAACTCTTTACTTTATGCGTTGCCACATTACTTCTCCCTAATCTAGATTATAATACTTCTGCTAAGTGCGGATAGGCGGCAATAATTTCTTCTTTGCTAGGAAGATATACTCTAGTCTTCCGCTCCATAAACTCTTTGTTATTATACCAAATCTTAAGCTCTTGGTCTGTAAAATTAATACACCAGTAATGCTTATTATCGTTTCCTATACTAATATAAGAATGCATTACCAACCCTTACATTATGTGTTGCCATATTACTTCTCCCTAATATACATAGTGATGAATGAAGCAACAAATGCCATCATCGGGACAGCGATGTCGGCTCGGTCAAGTGTTCCCTTAACATAGTCAGGCATATAAAAACCGATACCGTACCCAATAGCCATAACTAGTGCGAATAGAATACGTTCCAACATTTTAACTCTCCTTAAATTCCGAATTCAGCGGCATAATCGTCATCAATTTCGATTCCGGCATAACCATTTGCAGGTCCCCGTTCACGCAGTAGTTGACGAACCTGATCAGCAGTGCAAGTAAATTCGTCAAGATGCCAATGATTCCCCCACTTTGTTCCACGACTAGTGATTCGAGTGCCATTGATGAATACTGCACGTTTGCTAGACACAAATACATTGAGAAGTTCCATATTACTTTCCTTTAAAGTTGTACGCAGCTAATCAATGTGGCAACTGCGGTAAGTGCAGCAGCAAACCCATTGGTAACGAGTACTAGTGGAAACTTGCGATAGTAATATACCATAGCCGCAACATTCGCTACGCAGAGCGACCCGCAGAAAATGGCAAAAAATAGATGAAGGTAATGCATATCACTTCAACATGTTGAGAATAGTGCCGAGTGCGAAGCAGGCACTCCCTGCGAGATAAAGCCAGTTGCTCATGTTATCCCCAATCTTTGAAATCATCGTTTTCATCATAGCCAGCCGTATACGCTGCGATTTCCTCGTCAGTCATCCGATCCTTTTCCACAAGTTCGCTGCTATAGGTAGCACCGACATAATAGTGGGGATTAAACTGGCGACGATAATAGCTGTCAGCAGAGCCGCGATCATAGGGACCACCGTGACGATAATCGTACTTAAGAGTTTCCGTTTGCATGATAACCTCCGTTGTTGTGAGTTCTTCAATAGTGTATAAGAACTCCAGTGTCAACCAAAAAATCAATGAGTCAGCAAATAATATGTCAGCATCTTTTCATCGTCAACTGTCAGGTTCCAATCTTGTTTGGACCACGGGTTGTCTTGCTCATAGGTAAAGCACCACCCTTCACCACCGATGCTATACTTTGTATAATGGTTGCGAGGTCCAATGTTCTTCGCAAACCATTCAAGGTCTTTTTCTCCGGGCACCCTTCCAAAGTTAATGGTTTTAGCCATTAGCTTCTCAGTTTCCAAATGATAAACTGAGGCATCAATCCTTGAGATTCTGCCATAGCGGGAGTAAGACCATATGCAATACAACCACCTCGTGTGTCATCATCAATGTAGTCTTTACCCTTGACCCTGGTATCATCGCTAACACTAAGCAATACTGTTCCGTCAGGAACTTCGGTGAATTCCTCAGGAGTCGATAGCCAAAGATTAGATTCGTTATCCCACAGACGCATCTTCAAATCCCTTCGCTGCGTTTTCAACTTTGTCAACAAGCTTCCGATATGCACCAAAGAACTTTCGCTGCTGTTCATTGATACTAATCTGTTCCAGACTATCAATGAGAGTAAGCAACTGATCTTTAGTGATATGGCCACGCTCAAAGAGGTTCATGTTCTCAACCAGGATTACACTGACCGAATGCGTATATTCCTTGACATCACGCATTTCCATACTCCTTCAATAGCCAATCAACATATTCGTCAGACGAATCACCGAGGTCCTTATCCTCAGTAAACAAGGCAACGTCACCAAACTTAGCAAGGCGACGACCTGCATTATCGTTATCACATACCGCAACAACACGACGACCAAGAAAACGCAACCAGTTTTTAAAGTCTGATTGCGGATCGTTAGAAAGCGTTGCAAGTGCGCTATACCCGCGCTCTGTCAGCCGGGCAGCGTCAAAGATACCTTCGGTAAGAAAAACTACATACGGAGTCAGCGAAAGGCTTTCTACTCCCCATGGAGCATAACCCTTACGCCAAGTGAAGTATTTGCCACTCTTGAAATCGTTGGGTAGTTTCTTTTCGCCTTCTGGGCGATATTGATGATAGCCAACTGCACGACCAGTAAGATCATACAGGTAAAAGGTCGCCACTCGCTCAACTTCATCAATCATAGGACGATGAAGATTGAGGTCAACGTGACGACCTTTAAGATGTTCAGCTATCGTATACATGAGCCGACATTACTACATTGAAGTAGCAATGTCAACCATCAAGGACGCTTTGCTACGATTTTGTCTGCAAGACCGTATTCGACGGCTTCGGAAGCAGACAGGAACGTGTCAAACTTCATAGTTTCAAACAGTTCCTCATAGGTCTTGCCGGCAGTGTTATGCTCAACATACAACTGAGTCAGGCGCTCATTGATCTTCTTGGATTCCTCCAGATGACGCCGAGCGTCTTCAAATTCGAGTTCCTGAACGTGAACCGAACCCTTTGTACCGCGAGTACCAGAACTGACTCGGTGAATCATAGTGCGAGACTGCGGAAGAACGATTCGCTTGCCGGGCGTCCCTGCCATTGCAAGAAACGATCCCATCGAACAAGCCTGGCCCATAACAATAGTAGAAACATCGGGCCTAATGAAATTCATAGTATCATAGATAGCAAGTCCAGCAGTTACTGAACCACCCGGCGAGTTGATATAAAGCGAAATATCAGCATCAGGATCTTCCGATTCGAGGAAAAGCAACTGTGCAACGATAAGATTGGCCATCTGATCATGCACTTCGCCTTCTAGAAGGATCACACGATCCCTAAGCAGTCGGGAGTAGATGTCATACGACCGCTCACCGCGAGAGGTCTGTTCAATAACGATAGGTACGAGACTCATTTAAAATCCTTTAGTTAAGTGAGAAAATCACACTACACGAGAGTTTGATGTAATGCAACATATTTGGTAACCAAATTATAGATTTATTGTTTGCGTAAAACGGGTTCATAAATACTATAGGAAAATCCAAACCTATAGGAGACTTATATGGAAATTCTAATTATCGCTGCATTGCTTCTTTTGGTATATGTCGCATACAAAAAAACAAACTCTGCAAAGGTTGTAACTAAGGTCGTTGAAACTGCCGAAACTACAACAAGTGCAGTGGTTGATAAGGTTGAAGTTGCTACCGAAGAAGCTGTGACTGTAGCTGAGGTCGCCGCAAAGACTACTAAATCAGTTGCTAAGAAAGCTGCCAAGAAAGCAGAAGTAGCAGTTGAAGAAGTAGCTAAGGAAGTCGAAGCACCAGTCAAAAAGCCACGTGCATCTCGTAAGCCAAAGTTAAACGTAGCAAAATAAAATAAATGCAAAACGAAGTCGGTTTCGATTACATCAGTGACCTCTTTTTATCGCCCGATGAGAGCTTCAACTGGGAAAACAAGGCAACTAGCCTTTATTGTATAGTTGCAGGAAATATCAGTTCAGATTTAAGAACATTGTATCAAACTCTAGCTCATCTTGGTAAGCATTATCAAGGTGTGTTCTATATTCCAGGAATCCTAGAATACGAGACAACTGATAGCATTTCAATCAGAACCGAAGAAATTATTTCAATCGTATCAAATATAAAAAATGTGTGTTTATTGCATCAACACGTTGCCATAGTCGATGGAATTGCCATTGTAGGAATAAACGGTTGGAGCAATGCGGGCGACACATTTACCACTCAGCGTCTATTCGAAACTGCATCAAGACATGATGATTTCAACTATCTTTATCTAGCATTGGGTAAACTACAGAGACATTTAGATGTCAAGAACATTATAGTAGTATCTAATGCTGTTCCCAAGAATGAATTATACTTTGGGGAAAGACCTATAATATCAGATGATCAAGTACCGTTGTGCGCCACTTTAGCTAATGATACTGAGCATAAAGTGACGCACTGGGTATTTGGTACTTACGAAAAGGGTGCTGATACTATGTCTGAAAACATCAATTTTATAAACAATCCGTATCTACACCAAAAGCCTTATTGGCCTAAACGAATCACTATATCAATTTGATTACAACTACAATAAATAAAAATGTAGTTCGCGGGACAGCAATCCCCAACTACTCTAACGCTTTGAAGGAGCATCAGTATGAATATTTACTCAAAAACAAACCCGCCATCAGGTTTCTATGTATATGCCTATCTGCGTAAAAATGGTACTCCTTACTATATAGGTAAAGGAAAAGATAAACGCGCATGGACAAAAATGAAACATGAAATAAGACCACCGCGTGATCATTCTTACATACTAATCATAGCCGCAGAGCTAACTGAGTTATGGTCTCTAGCATTAGAAAGACGATGTATTAACTGGTATGGTCGCAAAGACAATAATACCGGAATTTTGCGTAATGAGACAGACGGAGGTGACGGGGCTTCCGGGGCGATCCGATCTAACGAAACTAGAGCCAAAATAGCGATTTCTAAATTCGGAAATCAATATAGTAAAGGAATCAAACGAACGCCCGAACAATGTAGGGCAATAGGAGATAGATGTAGAGGAAAACCGCATTCTATTGAACAAAATCTAAATCATAGCAGGGCTATGAAGGGTAGAAAACATTCACCGGAACACAATCTTGCAAAAAGCAAGGCATTTAGTGCTATGATTTGGATTACAAATGGAATTGAAAGTAGACGGGTCCACGGTGCTACCGATATTCCTATCGGATGGCACCGTGGCCGAGTTACTCGTTCCCGAATTAATCGTCCGCCTCAACTTTAACTTGCAAGGGAAAGTTGTGTGCGCGAGCGTCAAGAGTAACCTCTATCCCGCGTTGTTCTGCGATTTCGTATGGAAGAACAGCGACGACCGCACTGCCGTGTTCATGAACATCGACCGTGATCTGAGTTGCGGTGTCCGGGTTGTAATTGAAGTATTCAATCAGAGACCTAACTACGAACTCCATCGAAGTATGATCGTCATCCATATAGATGACCTTGTACAACGGTGGTTCCTTAAGCGCGAGATTGGGCTTGATCTTACTAGTTGGTTCTGCATTTGCCATTTTATTAATCCTTGAAAGGGTGCTTGCGGGCACCATTACCCGCAAGCATGATTTTATTTATATCACTTTTTGTATGAGATTGCAATACTTTTTGGCTTCTGTTCCTCAGGAACCTTGCGTTCAAGTTCAATGCTGAGTATGCCGTTCTTTGCATGTGCCTTTGACACTTCCACGTGATCGGCAAGTGTAAAGGTACGTGTGAAGCTGCGAGCCGAAATGCCACGATGCAGGTATTCAACCTCCTTTTCGAGTTCGTCAAGAGATTGTGTCTGCTCACCCTTAATAGTGAGAAGATTCTTTTCCAATGTAATGTGAATATCGCCTTCGTTGAAACCGGCAACGGCGAGTTCAATGATGAAGTTGTCATCATCGTGCTTTACGATATTGTAAGGTGGGTAGTTCGTTGCCTGTTGCGCGTTGTTACGCATAAGTTCATCAAATAGTGAATCAAATCCGATACCAAACTTGTGAATTGCTGGAATATCGAGGGAACGAAGGGTTAGTTCTCTAGTCATGTTTTTATCTCCTTTTAAGCAAGACTAATGTTGTAGACCTATCAAGCATCTACAACAATACTTATATACTACTTTTTCGCAAAAACTTCTAGTATTTTGGTCAAATAAGTGCTTTGGGCTTTTCAATCAAATCAGTGTCGATTACCAATTCCACAATATCGTTTTCCTTGTACTTGCGAATGTGGAACATGTGTGGCATCAACACACGTTCAATTTCAGTGTGCAGACCACGCGCACCTGTCTTAAGGTCGATGCAATTCTGTGCAATCTTGTGAATAGCCTCATCAGTGAATGTCAGCTTAATTCCATCAAGTTCAAAGAGATACTTGTATTGATCAATGAAGCTATTCTTAATGTTGAGTAGCACTTCTACTAGCTGTTTGAGTGTTAGTTCCTCAAGAGTGATGGTAGTTGTAAAGCGTCCGATAAACTCTGGAATCATACCAAAACGGGTAAGATCGTCTGGGGTAACTAGCTTCAAATCAGCAGTTTCATTCTTTGAACGAATAGTAGAACCAAATCCAATCGAACTTCCATCTGTTCGACCCTTGATAATATTGTCAAGTCCAACGAACGCGCCGCCGGCGATGAATAGAATATTCTTAGTATCAACCTCAATGTTTTCAGCCTGAGGATGCTTGCGCTTACCAACAGGGCTCACGCGGATTTTGGCACCTTCTACCAGCTTAAGCAATGCCTGTTGGACACCCTCACCTGATACGTCACGAGTAATACTAGCACTCTCGCTCTTGCGAGAAATCTTGTCAATCTCATCGATAAACACGATACCGCGTTCAGCTAAAGAAACATCGTTGTCGGCATTGGCAAGAAGCATTGCAATCATGGATTCAACGTCTTCGCCTACATAACCTGCTTCGGTAAGATTGGTAGCATCTGCTACTACGAATGGAACGTTAAGGCACTTCGCAACTGTTTTTGCGAGCAATGTTTTACCTGACCCAGTTGGTCCGACAAAAAGAACGTTTCCCTTTTGGATTTCCAAATCCTTAGGTGGATGGTTGATACGCTTGTAGTGATTGGAAATTGCAACGGCTAAAACCTCTTTGGCAGCACTTTGACCAATGACATGCTGGTCAAGGTATTCCTTGATGGAATATGCATCAAAGCTGATATCTTCTGGTTGCTTGACCTTTTCCGCGCCATGATCCTTATCGATAAGGTCATTGCATAGATCAATACAAATGCTACAAATTGCAACATCTTCACCGACGATTAGTTTGGTAACCTGATCCTTGTGCTTCCCGCAGAAGGAGCAGTGGTGTAATTTTTTGTCAGACATATAAATTATTTATCCGTATTAGTCGTGCGTTGAAGATATTCTTCGATTTGAGAGCGTTCATTGTCAGAAAGTAGCTCGACATCATACTCGCCTGATTCAATCTTAGCAACCAAATGCTTTAAATATTCTTCGTCATAAAGATATGAATCGGAGAGGTCTTTATTGATTTCGATCCAACGAACTCCGTCGAACTTGTAAACTCGGTTTGGCAGTGTGTCAACTCGTACAAAGACATCACCTTTAGCTGCGAATTGAGGGAATATTGATCCAAATCCAGGGCCACTTTTCTCGTCATTTGGTGATGCTAAGAGACGAGGATGCATTCCCAAATATGCAGATTTATGCATCTGTTTTCCATCAACTTGAACGTAACCATGTTCCATTTCATGAATGGTTACGCCCTCAGTCTCTATTTCTACTTCTCCGATGGATTCAGGTTCTGAGACAGTTCCCTCTTCACTCGGTTCCAGTTCTTCAACAGGTTCATCTGTGGCTGGAACAGATGTTTCTGGTAGGTCTTCTCCCACCAAAGCATCTGATTCAACATCATCTGACTGTACATCATTTGAAACATCATGGGCAACCTCCTTAGGTTTTACGGCATTTAGTTTTGCGAGGAACTCGTCATCTACCGCAGTATCGCATTGTCCACAGCATTCAGGTGTTCCGCATTTGTCATGCACTACTTCTTCGGGATCATCAAATCCTAGATTAATATCAGGATCGACCTTCCCCTTCGAATCAAAGAACTTTTCCTTGAAATCGTCTTCGTCAAATTCTTCTTCTTGCTTATTCAAATCCTCATCAAGCCATTCATAACTTGATTGTGCAGCTAGAACAAGAGTAAGAGCTAGCGGATCAAACACAAATACAATAACAATGATTACCCATCGAACAGCACGTTCAAGTAAATTATTGTCAGGGTTATCACCATAGATAAAAGCAGCAATATACTTGACGGGACCAACCTCTGCTTCAACCTTACGCACTTGGGCACGAATAGGAGCAGCTTCGTCATTCAGCTTAGAGATAATTGTTTGATTATCTTCAATATCCTTGTTAAGTCTAGCTCTTTCTTTTGACTGTGACTTGCGAATATTAGTAGATTGCTGGGCACCTCTTACATCAGTGGATCGCCCCATAACCTGATCAACCGCAGCGTCCATTTGCTGTAAAGCCTTGCGGTCACTGGTGATATTTTCTTTAGCAGTCTGAATCTTTTGATCGTATACTGAAATCTTGGCCTGAATGTCACCGCTTACTAGCGATTGGTCACTGTGAGCCTTAGACAAAAAGCCAAAGATACCCATGCTCGTCAGGAATGCAAGCATGATTACGGCGGGAACAAGATAGAGCTTCAACTTCCATCCAGCACGATTCCAGTATTTGTGCAGCCATACCGTTGTTACAACTTTGGCAATTTCGAGCGATCCGCCCATGATCGTGATTGGAATTACGGCTGCGGCGAAGATCGCAGTCAATCCTAATACGGAATACCAAGCCGCAATACTACTCAGAGTGAGAGCAACTAATAAGGTTAATGTAGCAAAACTAAATAACTTTTTTAAGAACATGATATATTTAGTCGTTTCAGTCTCTTTCGAACAGATGTCCGTATGAAGAATTAAATTCTTCCAAAGTCAGCAGTAGCTTACGAGGAATTCCCGGGCCCTGAGTGATATGGAAGGTTACCCAAGGACCTGTTTCTCTGCGCTTAATCTGAATGACTTCGATACTATCGCCGTCCTCGAACACACGGGATTTTCCTACAATCCACATGTAGTCTTCCATTTTTGGACCGTCATCGTCTTCCATTAGGATTCTGAGTCCTCAACAATGATGCATTCCATCATACGAGTCACAGTAACGAACTCTTCCTTTTCCGCACATTCCACACAAACCTCTTCGTGACTGATACCAACTGGAAGAGTAGTCGTGATCAATCCGCAACTATGGCAACGATTATAATCAGTATCGTTACCTGTCAGGCGTGCATCGCCCCCAAACATAGCATTAATCATTAGTTTTCATCCCGTATTTTACGAACTTTGCTGCGAAAATAGGCAACATATTGAACGTATCTATAAATTCTGTTTCTATCAGATGCACATCTGCATCCACCGTTAGTGTGCATACCTTTTGGTTTATGAATCACGCAGTTTCCGTCAGAGCATCCACCTAGTGCTTCTGCATTTTCTTCAAGCCACTTGAACATTTCCAAGATTTGTTCTTCTTTGGAAGGTATACTGTTATCTATTGTGGTCGCCCCATTCTTCGCGCATTTGTCTACGAAAGTCTTCTTCTCGTCGCCGTTCATCCTCGGACCACTTACGCTCACAATATGCATCATATACTTCGTTAGAACCGTCGCCCCAATAGTCACATTCCATCTTACAATCAGGGCAGTATTCACGACTCACGGTTTCCGTGAAGTTCTTACTGCCGCAGTTTGGACATGGTTCGTTATTCAACTTCTTACCGTTGTCTACCCAACCGTTTCGTTCATTATGATAAGCCATCACTTATCATCCCTAAAACGAACGAAACGGGGAAAACGAAGACTGTAAGTGCCATCTTGATTCTGAGTGATAGCATCAGCCATAATTTCAACAGTACGACCTACAATCAAGTTGCGATCTTCCCAAAGGCTGTCACGCTCACTATCACTGAACCCGCTACCGGCATTGACAGTGATTTCCTTATCATCGTCAATCCCATTGCAAACAAGTGCGCCCAAACGGTTCTTGTTGCGACCAGTTCCTTCTTCAAGACCAATAACTTGAAGATCAACAGTGATCGTGGGCTTATACTTCATCCAACTGGTACTGCGCTTACAGAGATAAGGACTATCGAGGTCCTTGATCATAACGCCCTCGTAACCGGCTTCAACCATATCACGGCAGTAACGCTCAAACTTGCTACGACCTTCGTGTTCATCAAGATTAACTTCGATGTGAGGAAGCAGTTCTACATTGGGCATCTTGTCAATTGCAGGATGCATAGCTTCAAGCAACTTAATGCGCTTGCTCAACTGTGCATTCCAATGACCGCGACTGAAATCAGCGATAGGAAGAATATCAAAGATATGAAATACGCTGTCTTCGGCTGTGACATTTTCTTTACGCCGGGCTTGTCGCATCAGTTCTTGGAAGCTGTTACCTACAACTTCACCATCAAGTACAAACCCACGAGTAATATCAGAACCGAGGATAGAAATCTTGTGACGAGCATGTAGCAACTTAGCCAAATTTTCCAGAATCTGGTCTTCAATATGCTTGAAGTTTTCAAAGACCTTACCGTTACGACTATAGCATGTTGAATAGGTGCCGCTATCAGTGATATTAACCACCATCAATACCCGAACACCATCCAACTTAGGTTCAAGCCGCTTGGTGCCACGCATTTCAGGGCGACCTTCGCTGTTAGTAGCAAGCTGACAACTGAATACGGGAATCTCCCAGTCAGTGCCCTTACAAATCTTGTTGATAGTAGTAACACTGATGCCGCTACGCATATCACGACGAAGGATCGGCGCGAGGAATAGGTTCCATTCATCACTATCAAATCGTTCAGCCAATTCAGCAATAGCATCACGAGCATCATGACCAGTCAGCCTACGCTCATTGAGGTCCTTCATCACAATGAAGAAATCTTCATATGGGTTTTCAGCATCAACAATGCCAACTGTATCAGGAATCTGCTTGATACCAAAGGTCATATATGGATTATAGCACCAATTCAGTCCTCGCAAGAAACGAGTAGAAATGATGTTACCCAGCTTTGCAGCAGTAAGTGCCTGCCTGATCACATCTTCCTTGTGAAGGCGCGAATCACTTTCGTTGAGCTTTTGAATCCAAGATGCAGACACGTAATATCTCCTTAATATGCTTGAGTATATAACAAACACAGGTGTTTGTCAATCTTGTTTCAGCACCATCCACATATATTCTCGTTCAGATATCCAAAAATCATCCGGCCAAGTTACATCAGGGTAATCTCTTAAGCGATATCCCCATTTAAACCACAGGGATTTTCCACTGCGGCCACACTTTCTTGGGAACAGAGAGAAATGCCGATCCCACTGCTGTTTGGGTCTATACTGATCATCGTCATAATAGTATGCCATATCATATTCCTGCCAAAATGTTTTTCAAATGTTCCTGATCGGCCCACTTTTTCTCTTGATCAATCCTGATTTTGAGATAATTTCTAATAGTGTCACGTTCTGCCCAAATGAAATCTTCATATCGGTGCAGATACTTAGAGCATCCATCACATCCATACACAAACTGTTGTCCAATAAACTCAAAATGAGCTACACTATCACAGCCATGATGATGTTTAACTTTGTAGTCACCCTCGTCTGATTCTTCCGGAATAAGAGCATCTTCATCATATTCATGTGCATATCGTGAATCGACCGCGTAATGCTGTATGCCACACCTACATTCTACATAAACGCCTCCGTATGCACGTTCTTGTGCATCCCAAAACATTTCACTTGTTGAGCCATCGCTAGGGAGAGTATATTGCATTACGAATACCTCAATACAAGATACATCCACAGTTTGTCAGCATCTTCAAACTTGCGGAACTTCCAACGAGTACCATTCTTACCGCTGATATTGCGATTAGGATCAACAATGTTTCTGACCTCTTCCATATCAATGCTAGTAGCAGTCCACCCCTTACGAGCGTCAATGATATACAACGGCTGTGCCCATTGATTACCCGGCGGAGCGTGTTTGCTCTGAATGAACTTGAAGTGGGTAGACTCTCTGATAGTTTTCTTACTCATAGATATTTCAACTTAAACCAAACCATATCTTTTTCTTCATCAAAATCTAATCTTAGTGTGCCTGGTTCAGCACCGGCAAGTAGCATGGGATTACATTTGTACACTCGCTGAAACTTTCCCAGTTCAGTACCAAGTCCATCATTGATCAGACCAGCTAGCTCATAGTATTTTTCTAGCGTAATCATCATGTTAATCATGCCCACCTCAATACAAACATAAGATATTTTTGTTCATCCAAGACTTTGTAATAATGTCCAAAAATGTCATCTTGTAGAATTACACGCTTTAATCCATAAACATCATGCATAACGTTATCAAAGTTAGTCTTAGGTTTGTATTCCAAAGCCACTTCTCGCCATTTCGCAGAAGAAAGTTTTATAGTTTTCATGACCACTTTAAAATGAAAAACGCAAGGTCACCCGGGCTGTTGAACACTACACGGATATTTCCGTTGGTCTTGTGTCTAACTTTAGCAATCTTACTAAGTTCTTTATATGCAGCTTCTCCCGACGGGCTATATGCATCAAGGAAGTTTTTCCACCATTGGGGAGGTTGATCTTCGTGATCTATACCCCACCACCATCGCTTGAATGTAAATGCAGTTTTCATGACCAACTCAGCGGGATGAACGTAGCAAGAGGATTTTCGGTATCATAGATTTCAACATATCCGCCGAAGTGCCCATTATTTACAGATTCAGTGTGTGTTGTACAACCGTTCTGCCACGTATCAGGACCTGCAGGGCCAAATGATTTTGTCATAAGGTCGCTAATCTCTTTATACATCATTTTCGTGTCTTTAAAATACAGTCTCATTATGAATACCTCAACAATGCAAAGGCATACAACCCTTGATCAACAACAATAAACGTGTCCCAATTATCAGCATCATCTGGATTTCTAATTAAACCGACTTTACCGGGCAGCCACTGCTCAAGCCGTTTGGCCCATGAATTTATATGGCCCGCATAATTGGGCATAGCATCTTGCTTTTCAAACTCGTTAAAGAGATTGGATACAAACGCATGACCAGGTTCTACCCTAGGATAAAACTGAATCAGCTTAGAGTACAGTTCTCTATCTTTTGCTTCATAGTAACTCATGACCACCTCAAAAGAAACCAAGCTAAATCACGATGGTTAATGAAACCAATGTAGAACAACCCATCGTCCCAGATAAACATATTGTTCTGTCTACACCACTTCTTAGCTTCATTTAGTGTATCTTGAACTTCTGACCAACGTTCCTCGCTAAGATTATATTTCAGTTCCAGCCTATAAGGCTTACTATGCTCACGAACCCATTTCATGACCACCTCAACAGAAACAGAGTTATTTTAGATTCGTCATCAACGTCAAGCAACCATTTACCACAGACACCGTAGTCTTCGCTTGTATGCCAATAAAGACGCCACCCAGTTCCCCAACTGTCACACCCAAGTTCACCTGCATCAGCCGAAATGAGTGGTCCAATGTTGTCATTTAACCACTGGTCAATGACACGAGACGGCATATCAGTGATTACTGGGTAACTTGAAACATCTAAGATCATGACCACATCATCCTAAAAATCAATACAACATCGTCATCGGGACAAGTTACCCAACCATAAGTTTTTGAAGGAACCTCACAGTTATATCGCTCAGCCCATTCAAGAATCTCTTCTTTATTAGCAGTATAAAACTTTTCGTCAACCCAAAAAAAGGTTTTAACTGAAGGTTGGTAGGTGAAGCGAACACCCTGTTCCTTCAGTGTCCAGAGGCAAGTCATAGATACATCAACGAAAAGGCTACATACCGCTTCTCATCGATGATTTCAAACTGACGGTTTACCCAGTCTACGAGATACAGACCAGCAGCAGGAACAATAACTTTGTTGATATACATATTACTGATACCAATACTTTTCCAATCATGACCAGTGTCAAGCAACCAATCTGTCAGATTGTCAAATGCCTGCTCTGACATGTACATGTGTCACCTCTGACGAAGCCTTTCGGTATCACTAATGAACGAAAGTGCCCAAAAGAAAAACAGGAAAAGATTCAACGCAATAGACCAGAAATGTGGGTGATTGTAATCATATGCGAGGCTGCTACCAGCAAGCAACAGGAACACCGCGTCCCAGATTACAACTAACCATGCGAAAAACTTTTGCTTCTTGTTCATCGTTTTAACCTTTCAGTATGGTAAACAGATTACCATATTCATACTCTACTAATATCTGATCACCGAGTCTATAGTAGATTTGTCTGCGGTAAACTTTCTTGAGCCAAATATACTTGTTCTCAGTTTTGACGGGGAACCAGGCAAAGAAGGATTTCCAATCACCACGACCTTTCACGCCGTGACCTGCATTGCAAAAATCCTTAATGAATGCTTCCCGCGCCCCGAACATCGGGTGTTAGTTCCCGCAAATCTGCTTAATCTCAGCAGCACTGCGATTGGTTTGAGCATATGCTTGCAGACATTCACTCTTGGTGTGTTCGGTATATCCGAGCGAACCAAACATTACCAAGAAGATGACCGCAACCGCAATCACATACCATTTGAACTCGTAATCCATCTTACACCTCCTTCACATAATTAAGCTGAGTGGCATCTTCGCGGTGAGCCTTGACCTTACCCATAATGTTCATAGTAGAACCAGTAGCGACAAGACGCTTGAAGCTGAAAAACACCGATTTGTTATCGGCAGTGATACCTGTGATGAACCACGTGTTCCACTGCTGCGAGTAATTGCAGCGAAGAACTTCGACAGTCAATTCCAGCTTGTCACCGACCTGACCGACATGCCCATTAGCATCACGCAGACGGCGATTGATAGCAGCTTTCGCTTCATTGCGAATATAGCAAGACGGAAGCGAAGAAATCACAGCAATGTCGAACAAACCAACATCTTCGCTAGCCGCACATGCCATAGCCTTGCTTTCGAAATCGGAGAGTACTTCCCCCTGCAAAATCTTGAAAGTCAGAGACTGAAAGTGACGAATCACGAGTTCAGACAATTCACGATCTTCATCGCGGATGTCAAACTTTCCGTCGAGAAAATCGCGGGTCAGATACTTGTTTGCAATGCGCGTCTGATCGCCCTGTTCATCATACTCACCCTGCTTGAGATACTCTCCGTTCACGCGCTGAGCAGCACACGCAGCAGCAAACGCTTCACGAGTATTGAAGCGAACGGGATCAAAGACTTTGCGAGCAGAGCTATTGCGATAAAAACTCATTTTGAAATCCTTTGTTAGAATCTATGAGCAATGCATAGCTCGGCTCGATCCGGCTGTCAACCAAAAAGTTACTTAATGTGCAAAATATAACTATTGTCGTGTTCAAATAACCGAAAATTATATTGGATTCGTTATATCTATCAAGCCTTCAGCTTTTCCCACATCAGCTTCTTTTCTTTATCAATTTTCCGGTGCTTGGAACCTAGCTTGTGTAGCAGAATAAAGGGACCAACCATAGCTAAAGCAGTTATTGCAAATGGCCATGCAGCACAAGCAAAGAACATAATGAATGTAATTGGCTGACTATCACTATCATCGTGAAACTCAATCTTACCTCTGCCTAGCAAATAACAATAAATGCCATAAGAGACAACTGCTACTGCAATCCAAATATA